AGCAACTGCAACGTGTGGTGCTCGGCCCACTCCTGATCCACCTTGATTGCGGCAAGGTGACGTGCCGCTGACATGAACGCACCGAACTCCTCGTGCGCAGACTCGACAGCCATGCGTGCATCCTCGGCCACGAACACAGACCGATGCGATACTTTGAATACCGCCGCACCCTTACGCGCCATGGTCAGCGTGTTGTTGCAGACAGTACGCACCGCAGTCCAGCGGCCTTCCGTTGCCGATGAGCCATCCGCAGAGGTGGACAGCAGTGCATAGGGCACGATCTTGTCACGCCCACCATCGAGAGAGACAGCGTCAGCCAGCTTGGCTGTTGCGAAGTAGCGCTTGCCACCGAACAGAACACCAGCGCTCTCGATGGTCAGGCCACCTTGTGCGGCCCAATCACGGAAGAACTCGAGCACCTCGGTGGGTTGCACCACCTTGTAGTTGTCGGACACCACACCCAGCGGCGCCCCTGTGTCTGAGCGGAAGAGCACGTGCTTGTCGTCCACTGTGCGGAACTGATCCGGCGTCGCGATGTCACGCTGGGTAGCGTAGCGGATCAGTGAGCGCTGGACTTTGTAGTCCATGCCAGCTTCGCGTTGCCAGTCTTCGATCGATGCACCGGGCACCATCAGTTGGCCAAGGCCATGCCACTCACGTTGGGTGGATGCATACGAAGCAGTTGCGCGGGAAAAAGTGTCAATCATGTGTGCCATTTAAAAATCTCCATTGGGTTTAAGGTTTGCCACTGAACCGCAGTGGCCACGGGTTATTGATTACAGGTTGATGGTGAAGGACGAGTTGCGCAGGACGTCTCTGATCTTGTCCTCAAGATCGTCAAGCCCAGCGTCATCGACGTTGCGCACGCACTGGTCGTACTCGTCGTGGTCGTACTCAGACTGGTGGTCGCTGATCTTCTCGTCGATCATGTCGTTGATCTCGTCCTTGATCTCGCTCATCTTCTCGTCGATGGCTTCGGTGATCTCGTCTTTTATCTCGTCCATGTCTGGCGCAGGCATGTCCGCCATACGCTCGTTGAACCGCTTATCGACAAGCGCAGTGATGTGTGACTCAAGCGCCTGCATGATGATGCCGACGAGGTTGGGGGCTTGGAAGTTGTCCATGAATACTCCTTGGGTTGGTTGAGTTGGGGTTGCGGGAGTGGTGGGTTCAATCATTTCGATGGTCATTTCAGTTTCCTTGGTTGTGGGTTAATACAGCGAACACATTTAGGGCGAAGCAGTCTGCCTCGGTGTAACTTCCTTTTAAGAAGCGGTGCAGCATGGACTTGTCCTCGTCGTTCGCCCACGGTAGCGCTTGTGCTACACGCAAAGCAATGTCTGAGTGTGTGCGTCCGTCAGCAATATCGCTGAGCGTTTTGGCTAACTCTTCAATGAACTTCATGCTGATGCTCCTGTGGTGGTTGGTTTGAAATAGTCGTAGCTGCGGATGGGGCTGCGCTTGTCGGTGTGCTTGTGCACAAACCCGAAGGTAATACCGGCATCACGCGCCGCACTGATGAGCGTGGATGCATCGCAGTCCTCCTCGAGATAGACGGTCTGCCCACGCTGGTAGCTGTATGAAGTGATCTTGTGCTCGATGCCCAGTTTGATGAGGACAGAGCGTTTGATTGCAACCCAGCCATGGCCGGGGTCGTTGTATACGTTGAGTTTCATTTGCTTTCTCCTTGGGTTATCTCGCACAGTTCCTGAAGCCTGAACAACACAGGCTCCAACTCTTTGTTGGCTTGGTAAGCGCAGTCGAAGCCGCCCGTACCGAGAATCTCTTTGGCATGGCGCACCTTGCATAGCAGGTAATCCAGCTCGATGTGCCACTCGTGTTCTTGTCCTGTATCCATCTTCGTTCTCCTTGTTAGAGGTCGCTTTAGCGCCTCGGGTTAAAAACTGGGGGGAACCGTTCCCCCCACTCTCACTTATGCGCAGACGATCTGCTTGACTTCCTTGCGCACAACTTCTTCGGTGAACCCGGTGGTCACGATGCGGCACAGGGGGCTGTCTGCTTTCACATAGGCCATGATCTGCACGCTGATGGTGAAGTCGCCCACCTTGTCGTCGTGGCATTTCTTATCGAAGCGCACGTCCTTGTTGGGCAGGTGATGGGTGTAGTCATTGGTCGTGGTCTCCCAGTCGATGAAGCGCTCGAGCCGGTTGGTGAAGCGCTTGTCTTTGAATGAGTCGAGGTCGAACACGTGCAGGTTGATGAACACGCTGTTGCTGAAGACGGACATGGCCAGCGTTGCGTCCTTGCGCACTTTGGGTGGGAGCATCTCGAAGGATTTCTTGACCTCGGGGTGTTTGAGTAGGTTGGCTTTGAGGGCGAGGCGCTTGACCTCTGCACGGTTTGTACGCACGGCGTTAGCCACTTGCTTGGAAAATGTAGACATGGAAATCTCCTTGGAAAGAAAGTTGATAGGGAATGGCACTGAGCCGCAGTGCCCACGGTCTTGGGGGAACAGTTCCCCCGAGTTACTTACGGGTTTTCTTCTCGACTTGGGCCAGCACGAAACTGCCCTCGACTTGGGGTTGGTAGAAGTCAATCGCATAGGGAGCGGTTGACTCACCGGGCACGTACCACACCCAGTAGGTGTGCTTCTCTTTGTCCATCGCCTTCATCAGCGTGTGCAGGTCATCGCCCGTGCGCCACTCGAATGCGTTGACGCACAGGAAGTGGAAGGTTGGCTGATGGTGCTTGACCAAATCTTTGGTCATGTCGATGTAAGTTGTTTCGCTCATTTGCTTTCTCCAAAGATAGTGAAGCTGTGGATGGGGTCACCGATGCTGTCCGTCCAGCCTGCCTTGTATGCGTCCACGTGCAGGTCGTTGTCGGTCTTGGCGTGGCCTGAGTACTCAGCGCCAATGAAGTTGATGTCGTACTCACCCCAGACAACCCAGTCGTCCATGTCAGGGATGATGGCGTTGCATGCCATAAGCCCTTCAAGATAGCCCTCACAGAAGGCCCGCAGTTCTTTCAGTTCTTTCAGTTCTTTCATTTGCTTTCTCCTTAAAGAACACGTTGCCACACCGACACCACACGCTGGTTGTCGGCAAGGTCGTCGAATGCGTAGGCTTGCGCCTCGCTTGAACTCAGGGCGTTGTACTCAAAGTACTCGCGTGTGCGTTCGCCATCGCCAGCGGTCTCGATGACCACCACATACTCGTTGAATCCACTCATTTGCTTTCTCCTTTGGGGGCAGGGTATATGCGGCATGGTGTGCGGCCCCGCAATCGCACACCAATCAAACTCGGGGGAACCGTTCCCCCCAGTTATTTCTTTGTCTTAACTTTCTTCTCTGGCTTGGGCAGTACACCGTGCCATGTCCGAGGCAGTGCCCCATCAGCCTGTGTGCGTAGCGTCAGCAGGTGTATCGCACGGGTTGCCCTGTCAATCCGCTTGGCCAAGCGTTCATGCAGCTCGTTCTTCGCTGGCTTGCGGGTTGCCCCCAGCTCGGCCAGCTCAGCCTCACGCTTGTGCACACCCTGCATGGCCACCTCGTACTGAAGCGTCAGGGTTGCCCGCTCCTTGTGCGCCGCCGCCAGCAATGTGGCCCGGCGCTTGTCAAACTTGTCGCCCTTGTCGATGCGTAGGAACGGCACCTTACCCTTGGCATGGCGCTTGCGTGTGCCGGAGGTTGCCCACACATCGAAGGCGTGCTCAACAGCGGCCCGCTTCTTGGGCGGTGCCCAGTCCACCCAGTGCACGCCACGATTGGGGATGTGAAAGCCCTTGCCTGTCTCAGCGTGCACCTCGTTCAGATGCGCCGCCACCTGTGAGGGCATCGCCTTCTTGTCACCGTGGATGGTCTCGGACAGCGCCAGCATCTTGTAGTACATCGACTCCAAGGTCTGCACGTACAGGTCGAAGGCATCACAGCGCAGGACATCGTCCTCGTCATAGCGCAGGCCACCAATGGCGTGATTGAGTTCTTGCCTCAGCGGCGTGAGCAGGGAGCGCCACTCGTTGCGGTGGTGGCGTAGGAATACACGGTCTGATTGCAGTGCACGGCGTGCACGCTTGGCTTGCTCGACCGCTTTGAAGACGGCGTCGCCGCTCATGCCAGAGGCTTTGAGCTTGGATTCGAGTGCCCGAGGGGTGAAGGTTGTGTGGTACTTGGTCATGTCTAAAGTCATCCAGTGTTTAAAAGTACTGATTCTACCGGGTTTCGTCCTTGATTGGATGAATCGGTCTGAAAGTTGGACATCTGGAACCCAGCATTCATGCGGGTTTGCGGGCGAAAACGGGCAAACTGTCACCACTAGTAGTCTGCGGGGGGAACTACGCTAGGGATTGCCAAGAAAAGTTGGCTTGCCTGCGGGAGAACGCATACACATAGAGAGATATATATATAAATATATTTATATAGTTAGTAGTAGTAGTAGTGGTGACGGTTTTGGGGAAACGCCAATTAAAACAACAACTTAGCGCGTCCGATGCTCGGTCTAAGTCATCCAGTGTTGGATAGCAAAAAATTGCCTCTTTTTTAAGCAACCTTATGCGTTTTATGCATAACAACTGGGGGGAACCGTTCCCCCCAGTCATATCAGAAGAGCTCACGCTGTGCGCCAAGCTGGGTCTTCCACATCTCGTACTCACGCTGGCTGGTGAAGACGAGCCCGTGCCTGTGAAGCTCTGCCTTGCGGAAGACGTGGATGTGGTGGCGTGAGCCGTAGCTGATGGTTTGCAGGTGGTACGCCTGACCACGGACTTCGACTGTGCCCTTCTCGGACACGATGGGGTTGGTGAGGTTGCGCATGATGGGCCTTTCAGTTGGCGATGAGTTCGGATTTCATGTAGGGCATTGGGGCGTAGGCTTCGAGCTTGCCTGTGAAGGTGTTGCGCTCTTTGCCGGGGCGTTGGCACATGATGCGGTTGCCCTCGATGCTCACGATGGTGAATATGGTTTTGTCGTTGCGCCAGATTTTTGGGTTGCGGCGCACTTGTTGGTTGATTTTGAACATAAGAATCTCCAAGGGTTTGACAAGAAAAGAAACAGCGGGGCCAGCCTTCGCTGACACCGCCACAGAAAACTCGGGGGAACCGTTCTCCCGACTTACAGCTTGGCTTTGAAGCTACGCTTTTGCGCAGGGGTCAATGCGGCGTACTTCTTGAGCAAGGCTTCCACAGGGTCTGCGGCATCGCTCTTGCGCTTGGCCGCCTTCGCCGCCGCCGCACCTGTGGCAACCGCCACCAGATACTTCACACGGCTGTCCTCACGGCTGTCCTTCGTGAAGCACAGGCCACGTTGCCCGTCCTTGGGCGCCACGCCTGACTGCTCGGACACCCACATGATGGCGTAGACCCGAATGTCCGGGCCCATGATGCCCGCCTTCGCAAGCGCTTCGGCCCACACGTCTGACTGCGACTCGATCTGCGTGAACACCTTAGCGGCGGCGGTGTAGGCGACTGTGTTCAGGGCAATGAATGCCTGAACGTGTTTGATTGCTTTGCTCATTTGATTCTCCAAAGGTAACTCGGGGGAACAGTTCCCCCCACCGGCTAAGGAACCATTCCCTAACCGATGCCTCTAGTTTACGAAAGGGGGTGTTTTTAGCACTACTGACGGGGCAGAACGGCGTACCTAAGACCCCACCGTACCCCCACCAAGCCCTGTGTGTAGAGCAGACCGTCGTCCACATGAACACTGTTCCGCAACCGCACTCACCATTTTGTAAAACCTTATACAAGCCCAACCCGGCAGCACAAACCCCAACCCCAGCAGACCACCCCCTTGCTTAATTTTTAAGCACCCCCAAAAAATTTTATAAAAATTTGAAAAATACCGGGGACGAAAAAAACCCCCCGGGCCTTGCGACGCGGGGGGCTGAATGGGTCCCTTGACCCAAGGAGAAGCAAATGCGAAATCAAAAGATTGCAGCACTGCCGTTGTCAGTGTACACTCTGCGCATCGGGACTGCAACCCGCCAACCGTAAGGACAAATGCTGGACCACCTCATCTCAGGCGAATTGGACCCCGTCATCTTTCAAGAGATGCCGGATGCTTTCGTGCCTATAGCTAAGGCCACGCCAACACAGACGATCGACGCCAAGGTTGCAACGGCCGACTGGCTCAAGGACTTGGGACTCGACGACGACAAGGTTCAGACGGAAGCCGAAACGCAAACGGCCCGGGCGGCATTCGCCACACTGACAACAGGCTCTACGCCAGCATCCATTCAGTCAGCGCTCACTAACATACAGACGCCCAAAGCTGTGCAGCACTTGGTCGGCATGCTCACCGCATACGACTGGGAGTTTGTCAATCAGGCCAAGGAGCTGCGCGGCTACGCGGTGGCCAAAATCTTGGAAGACTGCGAGAACCCCAACGCCAACATCCGGCTCAAAGCGCTGGGCCTGCTGGGCAAGGTCACGGAAGTGGGGCTGTTCACCGACAAGGTGGAGGTCAAGCAAACCGTCATGTCCGACGCCGAGGTCGAGCAGCGCATCAAGGACAAGCTCAACAAGTTCATGGGTGTGATTGACGTGATCGACGTCTCTACCACCCCGGACGACATCCCAGAAACGCCAGATGAACCTGTCCAAGCTGACAACGCTGACCAAGCGTGAGTTGGAGGCGCTTCAACGCGCACTGCCGACGATGTCCGTCCAAGAGAAGATGGAGCTGCTCAACGATTTGGAGCTGCGCGAGTCCCGCGCCCGGCTGGCCGCTGCCCAAGACAACATGCTGGGGTTCGCTGCGGCGGTCTATCCGGGGTTCAAGATCGGGCCGCACCACAGGAAGCTGGCCAAAATCTTCACGGACGTGATCGAGGGGCGCAAAAAGCGCGTCATCATCAACATCGCGCCGCGTATGGGCAAGTCGGAGTTCAGCTCTTACCTGTTTCCTGCCTATTTTTTAGGCAAGTACCCCAACAAGAAGATCATCATGGGCACCCACACGGCGGGTTTGTCCGAAGACTTTGGTCGTCGCATCCGAAACTTGATCGACACAGAGGAATACCGTGAGATTTTCCCCCAAACAATGGTGGCTGACGACCAAAAGGCTGCTGGTAAGTGGTCTACAAGTGTTGGTGGTCAGTACTATGCTGCTGGTGTCGGCGGTGCTCTTGCTGGTCGTGGTGCTGACCTGTTCGTTATTGACGATCCCCACTCGGAGCAGGACGTTAAGACCAACTCACGGCTGGCTTTCGACACTGCATGGTCTTGGTTCCAAACGGGTCCGCTCCAACGACTGATGCCGGGCGGGGGGATCATCGTGGTCATGACGCGTTGGTCCTTGCTGGACCTGACCGGGCGCTTAATCAGCTACCAAGCCAAGAACCCAGAGGCCGAGCCGTGGGAGATTGTGGAGCTTCCGGCCATCTTGCACGAAGACACCGACAACGAGAAGTCGCTCTGGCCCGAGCAGTGGCCGCTGGCCACCCTCAAGTCCACAAAAGCTGCGCTGGACCCCAAGTATTGGAACGCCCAGTACATGCAGCAGCCCACCGCAGAGAACTCAGCCATCGTGAGCCGCAGGATGTGGCGCATATGGGAGGGCGACGAGCCCCCACGCTGCGACTACGTGATCCAGAGCTGGGACACGGCGTTTGAAGTCAAGAACAACTCCGACTACAGCGCATGCACCACGTGGGGCGTGTTCTACAACGAGGAAGAGAACGACACGCCACAGGTCATCCTGCTGGATGCTTTCAAAGACCGCATGACGTTCCCGGACCTCAAGGCCACGGCGCTCAAGCACTGGAAAGAGTGGGAGCCCGATGCGTTCATTGTGGAAAAGAAAGCGGCCGGAGCGCCCCTGATCCAAGAGCTGCGCAACATGGGCATACCCGTGCAGGAGTTCAGCCCCAGCCGTGGCAACGACAAGCTCGTGCGCCTGAACGCGGTTGCGGATTTGTTCAGTTCGGGTAAAGTCTGGGCACCTGACACGCGCTGGGCGCGGGAAGTGATCGAGGAGATGGCCGCGTTCCCCGTGGGGGAGCATGACGACTTCGTGGACACGACCACCCAAGCATTGCTGCGCTTCAGACAAGGCGGCTTCATCTCGCTCGACACCGACGAGAAGGACGACCGCATATACCAAGCCCGCCGGGCTGCGTACTATTAAGGAAGATTTGACACATGGCCACCAACATCGACAAAGCGCTGTACCAGCAACCCACGGGCATCGCGGCAGCAGCCGAAGCCGAGGAGCCCATCGAGATTGAGATCGTGGACCCTGAGTCTGTGACCATCGGCATGGGCGATCTGGAGATCGAGCTAACCCCCGGCGAAGAAACCGCCGAAGACTTTGCTGCCAACTTGGCCGAGTTAATGGACGAGGGGGCCATGAGCACCATGGCCAGCGACCTGTCAAGCGACATTGACAACGACCGCAACAGCCGCAAGGACTGGGAGAAGGCATATACCGAGGGCCTCAAGCTCTTGGGCCTGCAGATCGAGGAGCGCACCGAGCCGTGGAACGGCGCATCGGGCGTGTTCCACCCCATGATCACCGAGGCGGTTGTCAGGTTCCAGTCAGAAACCATCACCGAGACATTCCCGGCCAAAGGCCCCGTGCGCACAAAGATCGTGGGCAAGGAGACGCCAGAGAAGAAAGATGCGGCCAAGCGCGTGGAAGAGGACATGAACTTCCAGCTCACGGAGAACATGCACGAGTTCCGCCCTGAGCACGAGCGCATGCTGTGGAGCCTCCCGGCCACCGGCTCCGCATTCAAGAAGGTGTACTACGACCCGAGTCTGGCCCGTCAGGTGTCGATCTTCATCCCGGCCGAGGACATCCTGCTGCCCTACGGCACATCCAACATCCAGACTTGCTACCGCCTGACGCACGTCATGCGCAAGACCAAGAACGAGATCGTCAAGCTGCAGCAAGCTGGGTTCTATCTGGACGTGGAACTGGGCGAGCCGGACAAAGCCACAGACGAGATCAACAAGGCCAAGGACAAAGAGACGGGCTTCAGCGACCTGAACGACGACCGCTTCACGCTGTACGAGTGCCACGTGGACTTGGACTTGAAGGGCTTTGAAGACGAGGACGACGGCGAACCCACAGGCATCGCGCTGCCTTACGTGGTGACATTCATCCGTGGCACAAACACCGTGCTGTCGATCCGCCGCAACTGGCGCGAAGACGACCCGCTCAAACTCAAGCGCCAGCACTTCGTGCACTACCAGTACATCCCCGGCTTCGGTGCATATGGCTTCGGTCTGTTCCACCTGATCGGCGGGTTTGCCAAGTCGGCCACCAGTTTGATGCGTCAGTTGATCGACGCCGGTACGCTCTCCAACCTGCCCGGCGGTCTGAAGTCCCGTGGTCTGCGGATCAAGGGAGACGACACCCCGATCGCTCCGGGCGAGTGGCGCGATGTGGACGTGGGTTCGGGCACGATGCGCGACAACATCTTGCCGCTGCCTTACAAAGAGCCAAGCCAAGTTCTGGCTGCGCTGATGGACAAGGTCGTGGAAGAAGGCCGTCGCTTTGCCGCAACAGCCGATATGAAGGTCTCCGACATGGGAGCCAACGCTCCTGTGGGCTCGACCCTTGCGCTGCTGGAGCGCCAGTTGAAGGTGATGACGGCCGTCCAAGCCCGTGTGCACTTTGCCTTGAAGGAAGAGCTGCAGCTTCTGGCTGCCATCATCCGCGACTTCACGGACGACGAGTACACCTACGAGCCCGATGGCGAAGAAGGCCCCAAGGCCAAGGCCACCGACTACCGTCATGTGGACGTGTTGCCAGTGAGCGATCCCAATGCCGCTACCCTTTCCCAGCGCGTGGTGCAGTACCAAGCTGTGATCCAGATGGCCCAGATGGCTCCGGACATTTACGACCTGCCGCAGTTGCACCGTGGCATGCTGGAGGTGCTGGGCATCAAGCACGCCGACAAGCTGGTGCCGCTGGAAGAAGACATGAAGCCGACCGACCCGGTCACCGAGAACCAGCACATCTTGAAGGGTGAGCCCGCCAAGGCGTTCCTGCACCAAGACCACCAGTCGCATATCCAAGTGCACATGGCCATGCTGCAGGACCCAACCGTTGCGCAGCTCATCGGCCAGAACCCACGGGCTCCGATGATCCAAGCCGCCTTGACTGCACACGTGGCCGAGCACGTTGGCTTCATGATGCGCCAGAAGATCGAGCAGCAACTGGGTCTCCCACTGCCGCCCGAAGGCGATCAACTGCCACCGAACGTGGAGATCGCTCTGTCAGGGATGATGGCCCAAGCCGCGCAGCAGGTGCTGATGCAGGACCAAGCCAAGGCTGCTCAGATGCAGGCCCAGCAGCAGATGCAAGACCCTGTTGTACAAATGCAACAGCAAGAACTGCAACTCCGGGCCAAAGAGGTCGAGCTCAAGGAAAAGAAAATCCTTGTGGACGCCGCCATCGCAGCCGACAAGCAAGAGCTGGAAGAGCAAAAGGTCTCTGGCAATCTGGAGCTGGAAGCCCTGCGCGTGGGTGCCCAGATCAACGAGAGCAAGAACAAGGCTCAGTTTGAGCAAGAACGTGAAGGCATCAAGATTGGTGTTGACATCGCAAAGAGCAAAGCCCAACAGCTTCAGCAGGCGATAGCCGCAGCCTCCCAACGCGGCAAAACCGGAGAGTAATCACACATGATCCAAGACTTCGCACGCGTATTGCGCGAAAAAATACGCACCGACATGAACAACTACGCCGATGACTTGGCTGGTGGGGCATGTCGCAATTACGACGAATACCAAAAACTCTGTGGAATCATTCAAGGTCTTGCGACCGCAGAGCGTCATCTCCTAGACCTTGCAGAGAAAGTAGAGCAATCAGATGAGTGAAATCATTCTGCCTCCGGGCATTACCCTGCCCAAACACATCCAACCCCTCGACACCCCAGACGAGAACGCGGATGCTGAAACCAAAGCCACGGCGCTGCCGGTCCCAACGGGCTACAAGCTGCTGTGCATCGTGCCAGAGGTTGACGAAAAAATCGCCGGTACGAGTCTCGACCTTGTCCGAGATGCTGCGACCATGCGAGCCGAAGAACATGCCACAACCGTGTTGTTCGTCATACGGGTCGGACCAGACGCTTACAAAGACCCTGCCAAGTTCCCTTCAGGTCCTTGGTGCAAAGAGGGTGATTTTGTTCTCGTGCGCACCTACACAGGTACGCGTTTCAAGGTGTTTGGTAAAGAGTTCAGGGTGCTGAACGACGACCAAATTGAGTGTGTTGTGCAAGACCCTCGCGGATATACCCGCGCTTAAAGGAGTAAAAATGGCAGATTCGTTCAAATTCCCCGACGAAGTCGAGGACACCACCGTCGATTTGACAGTGGACAATGAGGCCGACATCGAGATCGAAGTCGTTGATGACACCCCCGCGCAAGACAGAGGCCGCAAGCCTTTGGACCGTGACGTGGCTGACCCGACAGACGAAGAGATCGAGAGCTACTCTGACAACGTCAAGAAGCGTATCAAGGACCTGACACACGCCCGTCACGACGAGCGACGTGCCAAGGAGGCTTTGCTGCGTGAGAAAGAAGAGCTGGAGCGTCTTGCACAGCACATGATGGCGGAGAACAACCGACTCAAACAGACCGTGAACACGGGCAATGAGCAGTATGTGGCCTCCGTCAAGCAGATCGCAGACTCGGAAGTCGAAAAAGCTCGCCGTGCTTTGAAGGAAGCGCAAGAGTCTTTTGACAACGAAGCCATTGCTGCTGCATCCGAAGCGTTGATGGACGCCAAGATGCGTGCGGAAAATGTAAAAAATTACCGTCACACCCCTTTACAAGTGGATGAGCCTGTTGTACAAACACGTCAACAGCAAGACAAAACACCCCAAGTCGATGAAAAGACGCTGCGCTGGCAGGCAAAAAACCAGTGGTTTGGGGCAGACGGTTTTGAGGAACACACCAGCTTTGCACTAGGGCTGCACCAAAAACTAGTCAACTCGGGACTTGACCCCCGCTCTGATGAATACTTCGAGAGAATCGACTCTCGCATGAAGTCAACATTCCCCGACGTGTTCGGTGGTAGTGAAGACCGGCCGAAATCCGGCGATGGCTCCCGACGACCTGCTTCTGTCGTGGCACCGGCGACCCGTTCGACTGGAGCACGAAAAGTCCAGCTCACGCAAACGCAAATGGCGTTGGCGAAAAAGTACGGACTGACCCCGCAGCAATACGCTGCTGAAGTAGCAAAACTGGAGAAATCGAATGGCTGAAACAACAACCCGGAACCCCCGTGCCCTTGAGTCACGCGAAAAAAATACTCGGTACGTGTACGCACCTCCGAGCGCACTGCCTGATCCAACCCCTGAACCCGGTATGGTGTATCGCTGGATTGCGACACACGTGCTAGGTGAAGCCCAAAACACGAACGTGTCTACCAAGATGCGTGAAGGTTGGGAACCGGTCAAAGCAGTAGACCATCCCGAGCTTATGCTTGAGGGTAATGCGAAAACTGGCAACGTCGAAATCGGTGGTCTCATGCTCTGCAAGATGCCACGTGAACGCGCCCAAGCCCGTGACGAGTATTACGCCAACCAAGCGCAAGCCCAGATGGATTCTGTTGATAACAGTTTCATGCGAAACAATGACCCCCGCATGCCGCTTTTCGCTGACCGCAAGTCAACGACCAGTCGCGGTGGTGGTTTTGGTTCTGGTTCAAAGTAACAAGGAGTCCTTAAATGGCAACGACTGCTTCCCCCTACGGTCTGAAACCCGTAAAGCGTGCCGACGGCATGCCCTACGCCGGTGCAACCTCGCAGTACCTGATTGACCCCGCTGGTGAGGCCACAAACCTCTTCTACGGCCAAGTCGTTCACATCGGTGCTGATGGTTACATCGCCCTGTCTACCGCCACTGGCGCAGACGCAACCACCAATGCTTTGCCTACAGGTACAACCCTGACAGGTTCTTTGGGTGTTTTTGTGGGTTGCTCCTACATCAACGCACAAGGTCAGCAAATCTACGGCCAGTACTATCCCTCCGGCACAACCGGCGTGGTAACTGCTTACGTCGTGGACGATCCAAACGTGATCTTCCAAGCTCAGTTGGACGGCGTGGCCGACCAATCTGACGTCGGTGCAAACACCTTCTTCGCCGCTGCTCAGAGCACCAGCACTGGTTCTACCCAGACTGGCAACTCGACAAGCGCGTTGGAGTCCACCACTGTCACAACCAGTGCGGCCTTCCGCATCATGGGCTTCGCGTCCCCCGTGACCGATGCATTCCCTGATGTCTTCGTGAAGTTCAACCCCGGCTACAACAGCATGACAAATGCCGTTGGCCTGTAAGGAGTAAAGTACCATGGCAATTTCACGCGCACAACTGCTCAAAGAACTGCTCCCCGGCTTGAACGCTTTGTTCGGTTTGGAGTACAAACGCTACGGCGAAGAGCACAAAGAAATCTACGAAACAGAGAAATCTGAGCGTAGCTTTGAAGAAGAGACCAAGCTGGCCGGTTTTGGCGCTGCTCCTGTCAAGAACGAAGGCTCCGCCATCGCTTACGACAACGCGCAGGAAGCCTTCACTGCTCGCTACACCCACGAAACCATCGCTCTGGGCTTCTCCATCACGGAAGAAGCAGTGGAAGACAACCTGTACGACAGTCTGTCTGCCCGCTACACCAAGGCTCTGGCTCGCGGTATGGCTTACACCAAGCAAGTTAAAGCTGCTTCTGTCTTGAACACCGGTTTCTCCGGCTCCGTTCTCGGCGGCGACGGCGTGTCCTTGTTCGGTAACAACAGCTCCGGCACTCGCGTTGGTCACCCACTCGTGGGCGGCGGCGTTAACTACAACAGCCCAACAACCGGCGTGGACTTGAACGAGACCTCGTTGGAAAACGCAACGATCCAGATCGCTGCTTGGGTTGACGAGCGTAACCTGCTGATTGCAGCCAAGCCCGTCAAGTTGGTCATCCCTCCATCACTGATGTTCGTTGCCAAGCGTTTGCTTGACACTGAGCTGCGTGTTGGTACTGCTGACAACGACATCAACGCGTTGAAGCAAATGGGCACAGTGTCTGGCGGCTATACCGTCAACCACTTCTTGACCGACAACAACGCTTGGTTCCTGACTACAGACGTGCCAAACGGCTTGAAGCATTTCGAGCGTTCCGCCTTGGCTACGTCAATGGACGGGGATTTTGACACCGGTAACGTGCGTTACAAAGCCCGTGAGCGTTACAGCTTTGGCTACAGTGACCCACTCGGTATCTGGGGCTCTAGTGGCTCCTAATCCGTAAGGATTGAAGGGCCTCTTCGGAGGCCCTTTTCTTTGGTGTATAATTTCCGGTATCAAAACAGGAGCACACCGTGAACACCACAAACTTACCCAAGACCCGAGCCGAGGCCAAAGCGACCGGAGCCAAGTACTACTTCACCGGCGACCCCTGCAAGCACGGCCACATAGCACCACGCAAAACCAAGGGATCATGCGTTGAGTGCCTGAAGGTTGAGTGGGCACAGGCCCTTGAAACCCGAGCGGATTACTTCAAAGAATACAACAAGTCCGAGGCCGGGCAGAAAGCCAAAAAAGGCTACTACGAGCGTAACAAAGACGCCGTCATTGCCTCTGCGCAAGCCCGCCCAGATGAGGCTAAGAACCAGTACAAAAAGAAATACAAAGAGGCCAACCCGGACTTGTACAAGGAGTTGGTCAGCTTACGTCGCCGCCGCTTCCGTGACGCTACGCCCAAGTGGTTGTCCCCCGCACAGAAGATGGAGATCAGGCTCAAGTACCGGCTGGCCATTGAGTTGAGCCGGGCCACAGGTGTGCGGCACGCGGTTGACCATGAGATACCGCTGCAAGGAGAGGGCGTGTGCGGCCTGCACGTGCCGTGGAACCTGCGCGTTATCACTCAGGACGAGAACTTAAAAAAGTCCAACAAACTCGTTGACCACCCACCGGAGCAGTGATATATTGCTTTTAATCCCCGGACTTATCCGGTGTATCTGACAGCCCCGGGGCTGACGTCATGCAGACAGATACGCCTCAACCGCATGAGGAAACTATCATGGCATCAACTACCTTCTCCGGCCCAGTTACGTCCACAAACGGCTTCATTGGCGCTGTCACCGGTGCTGTCGCAGGCCCTGTCGCCGCAACTACACTGACTGCTTCGGGCGTGGCCTCCCTGACCAACGCATCTATCTCCATGACTGCATTGCCAACAAGTGATCCTACTGTTGCTGGCCGTCTCTGGAATGACGCAGGCACCCTCAAAGTCTCGGCCGGTTAATTGATCTCGGGGGCTTCGGCCCTTGCTTTACAGGAGATTGATTATGCAAACCGACATAAAAGCCGTATCGCTGGCTGCGTCTGGTACTGCGTTCAACCAGCGCACGCGTATTCGCGGCGCTTTGATTGAGCCGGGAACCAGTGCGGGTTCTGTCGTCTTCAGGGATGGCGGCGCAAGCGGAACAATAGTGATGACCATCAACACTTCAGCCAACGGCGAAACCTTTTCGATGGTGATTCCGGCTGACGGCATTGTGTTTCAAACCGACGCATACGTCGTGTTGACCAACGCCAAGGTAACGGTGTTTTATGCCTAATTACGGCAAAGTCTCCTCCGTAACTCAAAGAGGCTTGTACGAGCCGTTTGAGCTACAAGTGTCGCGTGGGCAAATTGCTTTTCACCGCAATGTGACGGTGTTTGGTTTTAACCAAGACGTGGACACAGCACAGGTGACTGTCTGGCCTCTGCCAAGCCTGATCACGTTTCCGGCTGCTGCGCTTCAGATGACTGTCAGCTCCTCAAGCGCGAACGACACAAGCGCAGGCACTGGTGCTCGGACGATTGTCGTAGAGGGCTTAGATGCCAACTACAACGAGGTCTCTGAGACCGTCACCATGAACGGCCAAACAGCCGTGACGATGACCACATTCATGCTTCGCGTGAATTACGCCTACGTGGCAACAGCAGGCTCTGGCAACAGCGCGGCGGGGGACATCTACATTGGCACGGGTACTGTGACCGCAGGCGTCCCTGCGACCGTGTACGACGTCATCAAATTTGACTACAACACGACAATCACGGGCAGCTACACGGTCCCTGCTGGATACACCGCATACGTCTCTCAGGGGTTGTTCTCTTCTGGACAGGCCGGTGGCTCCAATCAAATTCAGGGCAGGTTGCTGACCAGAGGCACGGACAATATCCGGCGCACCGCTGCGGTTACCTCTCTCAACAACGGCGTGGCCGACTACACGTTTGAGTACCCGTTGGCTGTTCCAGAGAAAACCACGCTTGAAGCAACGGCGATTGGCAGTTCAAATAATAATGCCTGTTCGTCAATGTTCATTTTGCTTTTAGTAGCTAACAGCTACGATGCCGGGCACACTTAATCATGGCTAAATCTCCAGCATGGCAACGCAAAGAGGGCAAATCCGACAAGGGTGGCTTGAACGCCAAGGGTCGGGCTTCCTACAACAAGGCGAACCCGGGCAAGCCCGGGCTCAAGGCCCCTCAACCCGAGGGCGGCAAACGCCGCGACTCTTTTTGCGCCCGTATGGAAGGCATGAAGAAGAAGCTGACCAGCGAGAAGACGGCCAAAGACCCGGATTCTCGGATCAACAAAAGCCTGCGGGCGTGGAAGTGCTAAATCATGGACTTGCCAGTTTGGAACACAGTCCTGTCGTTCGCTTCTGCGGCGTTGCTGCTTTGGGTAAAGGTCTCGCATGACGAGGTCAAGCGCCTGAGCATCTTGCTGAGCAAGACCCGCGAAGAGAACGCTGAGAAGTATGTGACCAAGGCGGATGTGCACAGCGACATCAATCGTGTTCTGGCCCGGCTGGACCGGCTTGAGGGCAAGATTGATGACTTCATGAAGGAGCAGCGCAGTGCCCTCAACTAGCAAGAAACAACACAACTTCATGGCAGCGGTGGCCAACAACCCCGAGTTTGCCAAGAAGGCAGGAGTCCCACAGTCGGTGGGCAAAGAGTTTTCCAACGCGGACAAGAACCGCAAATTTGCAAAAGGTGGCGATATGAAAGAGTCCAAAGCGATGGTGGCAAAAGAGATGGCCTTCATGAAAAAGAAGGGCGCTCCCAAGTCCATGATGAAACACGAAATGGCTGAAGCCAAGGGCAAGCCCTTTGCCAAGGGCGGCGTTACTCGCGCTGACGGCTGTGTAACCAAGGGCCACACCAAGGGTAAGCAGGTCAAGATGGCCATGGGCGGCAAAGCCTGCTAAGACCATGATGGCCAGCCGAGGGATGGGGGCTGTGCTCCCATCCAAAATGCCCAAAGGCAAGCGTAAAGCTCGCCGGGATAACACCGACTTCACGCAGTACGCTGAAGGCGGGAAGGTAAACGCTGCTGGCAATTACACCAAGCCAGAGCTGCGCAAGCGGATTGTCAGCCAAGTAAAAGCTGCTGCAACCCAAGGCACTGGCGCAGGTCAGTGGTCAGCCCGTAAAGCTCAGCTCGTAGCCAAAAAATACAAAGCTGCTGGAGGTGGTTATCGTGACTGAATACGCACAACATGCTGGCGATTGCGCCATCAAAGAAGACGGTCCATGCACTTGTGGCACGGACGAGATTCTTGAGGAATTGGCTCTTGAAGAAGCTGGTCTAACCGAAGAAGATTTTGCATGAAAGCACCACAAAAATCGCTCAAGGACTGGGGTGACCAGAAATGGCGCACCAAGTCTGGAAAGCCGTCGAGTAAGACGGGGGAGCGGTATTTGCCTGAGAAAGCCATAAAATCTCTGTCACCGGCTGAGTACGCCGCAACCACTCGAGCCAAGCGTGCTGGTAAAGCCGCAGGCAAACAGTTTGTAGCGCAGCCCAAGACCATCGCAAAGAAAACAGCAGGGTTTAGATAATGGCAACCTCCGGTACATCCAGCTTCAACCTCGACTTGACGGAAATCGTTGAGGAGGCGTTCGAGCGCGTGGGCGGTGAGATGCGTACGGGCTACGACCTGCGTACGGCACGCCGGTCAATGAACTTGATGTTTGCCGATTGGGCCAACCGTGGCCTGAACATGTTCACCTACGAGCAGGGGTCAATCCCGCTGGTGGCGGGCACGGCCACATACAACCTGCCAGAAGACACCGTGGACCTGCTGGAGCACGTCATCCGCACGGGCGCAGGGAATGTGTCAACACAGGCCGACCTGACCATCACGCGTATCAGTGTTTCTACCTACGCCACGATCCCAAACAAGCTGCAACAAGCCCGGCCCATTCAGGTCTGGATTGAGCGTTTGAACACCCCACGGATCACCGTCTGGCCAATCCCAGACAACTCGCAGCCCTACACCTTTGTGTACTGGCGGCTGCGCCGCATCCAAGACGCTGGCAACGGCGTCAACACGATGGACATGCCTTTCCGTTTCCTGCCCTGCATGGTTGCAGGCTTGGCCTATTACTTGGCCTTGAAGGTCCCCGGCGGCACAGAACGTCTGGGTGTGCTCAAGCAGCAGTACGACGAGGCATGGGAGCTGGCCAGCACGGAAGACCGCGAGAAGGCGGCAGTGCGGTTCGTTCCGCGCCAGATGTTCATTGGAAGCAGTACGTAAATGGGAAACCGTTTTTCCTCCGGCAAGAATTCGATCGCCATGTGCGATCGGTGTGGGCAGCAGTTCAAGCTGACAGCCCTGCGCAAGCTGGTGGTCAAGACCAAGATCAACAACGTCTTGGTGTGCAGTTCGTGTTGGGACCCGGATCAGCCGCAGTTGCAGTTGGGTATGTACCCGATCGACGACCCGCAGGCTGTACGCAACCCACGTAGGGACACCACGTACGTTACGGCGGGCGTGAACACAGCAGGCTACACCACAGGTGGTAGCCGAGATATTCAGTGGGGCTGGAATCCGGTAGGCGGGTCGCGGTTCTTTGATAGTGCTCTGACGCCAAACAACTTGGCTTTGAGCGTAGAAGTTGGTACAGTCACAGTTCAGATAGGAGTTTGACATGAACGCTAAAGAAGCACTCAAAGCCCACATGGGTAAAGGCATGAGTACCGCGCATCCCGATGCTGCGGTCAAAAAAATGCGAGCCGGCGGCAAGACCAACAGCGATATGCTGAAAATGGGCCGTAACTTGTCCAAGGTCGCCAACCAAAAAGCGCCGACACGTACCGTGCGCGGAACAGGTATCTGATCATGGCAACATCTTCAAAAACCAAAGCCGCCCCTACACAGGCAGTGCTGCCCAAGGTCAACGCCATGAAGCATATGCTGGACACCAATGTGACCGTGGCCAACAACCACAGCAACGAGTACAAGCCAACCAAAACCTCGGGCATTAAAATCCGTGGTACGGGCGCGGCTACCAAAGGCGTGATGGCCCGAGGCCCGATGGCATAAGGTAGAGCATGAACTACACCCAGCTTAAAGCGGCGATCATCGCCTACACGGAGAATCAGGACGCTTCTTTTGAGGCGGAAGTACCTGTCTTCGTGAAGCAGGCTGAGCAGCGCATTTTTAACTCGGTGCAGTTCCCCTCCCTGCGCAAGAACGTCACAGGCGTAACAACGGCCAGCAACAAGTACTTGGAGTGCCCGACTGACTTTTTGGCTTCCTACTCTCTTGCGGTGATTGACGCCTTGGGTAACTATGAGTACCTGCTCAACAAGGATGTGAACTTCATCCGGCAGGCGTACCCCAACCCCGCCCCGGCAAACAACGGTTTGCCCAAGTATTACGCTTTGTTTGGACCACGATCGGACAACGAAGATGAACTCACCTTCATTTTGGGGCCAACCCCCTCTGCGTCTTTCGGAGTTGAACTTCATTACTTCTACTACCCTACGTCAATTGTTGATGCAGGTACTTCGTGGCTTGGTGACAATTTCGACTCTGTGCTTTTGTATGGTTCGCTAGTTGAGGCGTACACCTACATGAAGGGTGAGACGGACATGATGACCCTGTACAACCAGAAGTTCATGGAAGCGCTTGCGTTGGCCAAACGTCTGGGGGATGGTCTGGAGCGGCAGGATGCCTACCGTTCGGGTCAGTTCCGTCAAAAAGTAACGTAAGGAAAATATATGGCGATCGTAACAACGACCAAAGGCGACATGGATGACGCCCTTCTTGAGAAAAAAGAAGGCCAGTCTGAGAACGATGACGAGATAGTTAAGTGGGTAGAGTACTGGCTGGACGGCGAGTTGGTTCACCGTTCTGTACACGTTCACTTAAAGAAAGCGCTTGTCATAGGCGCATCCACCGCAGTTTTTGAATAAAGGAGCCCGACATGGCAAACACGCAAGCAATGTGCACTTCGTTTATGGGCGAGTTGCTGACCGGAACACACAACTTTACAACGGGTACTGGCGACTCGTTTAAGGCAGCGCTGTACCTATCTTCCGCAACGGTTAACGCCGCAACAACCGTGTACTCAGCTACCGGAGAAGTTTCCGGTTCGGGTTATACCGCCGGGGGCGTCGCTGTTACAAACGGAACTTCGCCGCTAAGCAGCAACACATCTGCCACTGCGGGTACAGCTTACTGGACTCCGTCCGCGTCGATTGTGTACACGTCCGTTACACTGACAACGGCATTTAACTGCTTGCTTTTGTACAACACAAGCAAGACCAACAAGGCGGTGAGCGTGCACACGTTCGGTGATCAAACGATCACGGCTGGAACTTTTACGCTGACTATGCCAACAAACAGTACAGCTACCGCGCTCTTGCGTTTGGCGACTACCTAATATGACCATCGCGCAAACCGCCACCACCAGCTTCAAGGTTGAGCTGCCGCAGGGCATTCATAACTTTGGGCCGACAACGCCAGACACATTTAAGGTTGCGTTGTATACGGCTGCTGCCAACTTGGATGCTTCTACGGCGGTGTACGCCACGGCGGGCGAAGTTGTTGGGGCTGGTTACGTGGCGGGCGGGAACACGCTGGTGATCAGCGTGACTCCCACAGCGGCTAACAACAGCGCTGGGGTGCCTACGTCTTACTGGTCGTTTGCCAACACAACGTGGTCTGGCGCTACATTTACTGCACGCGGCGCTTTGATTTACAACGCAACCGAAGGTAATAAGTCTGTGGCTGTGCTGGACTTCGGGTCTGACAAGACCGTGAGCAACACAACATTTCAGATTGTCTTCCCAACCCCCGATGCCAACAGCGCCATCGTGCGCATTTCGTAAGGACCTATCATGACCACAGATCGAATCACCGCAACCGATAAGGCTGATGCGGCTTGCAAGTACAACACCACACCCGCTGACACTATGAGCATTCAAGGCTCGTACCACGCCGTCTGCTATGACGCGCAGGGTAACGTCAAGTGGGAAGACGACATCAAAAACTTGGTCACTACCGTGGGCAAGAACCTGACGCTGGACACCATTTTGGGCAACTCTGCCGCTGGCGCAGTGGTTATGGGCCTGAAAGGCGCAGGCTCCGCCAACGTGGCAGACACCCAAGCCTCTCACGGCGGCTGGCTGGAAGTGGGTTTGGCTAACGCCCCCACATACTCTGGCAACCGCAAGACCCCCACATTTGGCTCTGCCGCTGCTGGCGTGAAGGCTACCTCGGTGGCTTCTACCTTCTCGATCACATCGACCGGCACAGTGGCTGGCTGCTTCATCAACATTGGTGGCAGCGCAACGATTGACAACACCACTGGTACGCTGTTCTCGGCTGGTGACTTCTCCAGCTCCAAGGCTGTCGTGGACGGTGACTCCATCGCCGTGTCGTACTCCGCCACTCTGACCTAACATGGCAACCGGATGGGGCATAGGCACTTGGGGTTCTAACGCTTGGGGCGGGGGTGAGACCTTTCCCGTAAGCGTTGAGGAATCTGCCGCCCTCTCCGAAGCACAAACAGCAGCAACAACATTTTTGCTTGCTGTAGCCGAGTCGATTTCCATTGCGGAAGCCCAGACGGTAGCAGCCACCTTTGCGTTTTCTGTTGCCGAGTCTGCCGGGATTGCCGAAGACCAGTCCGCTGTTGTTGCGTTCACCGAGTCTGTTGCCGAGAGCGCGGGCATCTCTGAAGAGCAAACCACCACGGTGGCTTATGGGGTATCGGTTGCAGAGTCTGCGGCAGTAACGGATTCCCAGACGGTCGCAGCGACATTCGCCCTGTCGGTCACAGAGAGCGCAGCGATTGCAGAGGATCAGACGGTAGCGGCCACGTTTGCCTTGTCGGTTGACGAGACGGCTGCAATTGGCGAGTCTCAGTTGGTTGGTTCAGCTTTCAACGAGACGGTCGATGAGTCCATGGAGCTGACTGCTGCCGAGACGGTCGAAGCTACGTTTGCCCTATCGGTCGATGAGACCATGGCGGCGACGGCCACAGAGGCGGCAGCCGTTGCGTTTGTTGCATCTATCGTGGAGTCGGCCACACTGGCGGCGCAGCAGAGTGCAGCAACGAGCTACAGGCTTAGTCGTGCAGAGTCCATGGCCATCACCGAGACGCAATCCGGGCGCTACTTCTGGGAGCCGGTGGATGACTTGCAGACAGCTAATTGGCAAAATGTGGTGGATACCCAGACCGCAAACTGGCAAAATATCAACAATCCGCAATCCGCCGCTTGGACGACGGTTGCAACTTAGGAGTCGTAAATGCCAACAGGAAATACATCATTGCTCGGACTGGCCCTGCCGGTCGAAGGCGAACTTGACGGCACATGGGGTGATGTAGTCAACGACTCAATCACTTCGCTGGTTGATTCGGCCGTTGCGGGCACCACTACGCTGAGCACAGACGCTGACGTTACGCTGACCACTACAGTCCTTGCGGCCAACCAAGCGCGTCAGGCAGTTCTGCTGTGGACGGCAACCAACGGGGCTACGACCCGGAACATCACAGCCCCCGCCCAGAGCAAGCCCTACATTGTCATCAACGCAGGCACAGGCTCTGTCGTGCTGCGCGGCGCAGGCCCAACAACGGGCGTGACAATTGTTGCGGGTGAGAAATGCTTAGCTGCTTGGAACGGTTCGGACTTTGTGAAGGTAGCCTCCACGGCGATCTCCAACCTGACCGGAACGCTCCCGGTTGCCAACGGCGGCACAGGCGCATCGACCCTCACAGCCAACAACGTCATCTTGGGTAACGGCACCTCTGCTGTCGGCTTTGTGGCTCCCGGATCGTCCGGGAACGTCTTGTCTTCCAACGGCACAACTTGGACATCAGCCGCCCTTCCAGCCGGGGGCCTAACATACATCTTCACCACAACCCCTGTAACGGCCACGGACAAGCAAGGCGTACTCACTGACACCTCGGGCGGTGCATTTACTGTGACGTTGCCTGCCACTCCCTCAACTGGCGCTCAGGTAGTGATTGCTGACGCCGGTAATGCTTGGGGTACGAACAACCTCACGGTGGCACGTAACGGCTCGACCATCGGCGGCTTGGCCGAAGACCTGACCTGCGACATCACAGGCGCAAGCGTTCAGTTTGTGTATGACGGCACAACGTGGGAGGTCTACGCTCAGATCGGTGGCAATGGCGGCACTGCTGTAACACTTGCTGGTGTTCAGACGCTGACCAATAAAACCATCAGCGGCGCAAACAACACGCTGACTGTTGATGGAACTAATGAAGTTGGCTTTCGGATCATTCCGCAAAACAGCCAAAGCACTGCTTATACGGCAGTCTTAAGCGACTCAGGCAAGCAAATCTTTCACCCGAGCGCAGACACCACAGCACGGACATTTACGATCCCTGCAAACAGTTCTGTCGCCTACCCTATTGGCACGGCTTTGTCGTTCATTAACCAGAACGGCGCTGGTGTTGTGACCATTGCAATCACCACAGACACCATGCGTCTTGCTGGCGCTGGCACTACAGGCAGTCGAACACTCGCAGCCAATGGCGTTGCCACAGCAATCAAGCTGACAACAACCGAGTGGATCATCAGTGGGACAGGTTTGACATGAGCGCCATTCAACAATTAATGGCGGCGTTGGGTGGTTCACCCTACATGGATGTCACCACATCGGGGGCCACGGTTACTACGTCCGGTAACTTTAAGATCGCCACGTTCAACGCAACAGGGACATTTACAGTTGATAGCCTCGGGTCCAGCCCAACTGAAGGTTCGGTGGTTGAGTACCTTGTGATTGCTGGCGGTGGTTCAGGCGGCACTGGAAACGGTGGTGGTGGAGGTGCTGGTGGTTATCGCACAGCTTCCGGATTTGCTGTCACTGTAGGCAGCTTTACCGTAACCGTTGGCGCTGGAGGAGCAGGCTCTTCTAGCACCAGCAATGCTGGGTCAAATTCTTCTTTTTCCTCCATCACATCCACTGGCGGTGGTCGTGGTGGGCGCGCTTTTGGACCAGCCCCAAGTGTAGGCGGCTCTGGTGGCGGCGGTTCTGAAAACGTAGCAGGGGCAGCAGGAACATCAGGCCAAGGTAATGCTGGTGGTAACGGACTTGGAACAAAGACACTTTCATTTGGTGGCGGTGGCGGCGGTGCTGGTGCAGCAGGAAGCAACGCAGGGCCAAGTAATTTACCGGGCATAGGCGGTAATGGTCTTGCATCATCAATTACTGGTACATCAGTAACCCGAGGCGGTGGTGGCGGTGGTGGTGGCTCTAATGCCAATGGAACCAATGGCGGCACTGGTGGAGGTGGAGGAGGTCAGGCTGGCTCTACCGCCCCCGGCAATGGATCGTCAAACACAGGTGGCGGTGGTGGTGGTGCTCAACAAGGTAGCACGGCAGGAGGCTCAGGCGGCTCTGGCGTTGTAATCATCAAATGGAGGTTCCAGTAATGGCTCACTTTGCAGAACTGGACGCAAACAACACTGTGCTGCGCGTCATCGTGGTTGGTAACGACATGATTCTTAATGAGCAAGGACAGGAGTCTGAAGCAATCGGCATCGCGTTTTGCCAATCATTGTTTGGCGCCGACACCATCTGGATGCAGACCAGCTACAACGGCAACATCCGCAAGAACTACGCTGGAATGGGCTTTACCTACGACACGCAGCGCAACGCATTCATTGCACCAATGCCTGCGGGCGGTGGCTGGATTCTGGACGAAGAAACTTGCCAGTGGCGCAATCCTGAAATGGAAGCTGCACAAATTGGAGTGACCCGTGTCTGAACCCTTAACCGACCTGAAGCTGGTGGATAACGTCTTTGTGAAGATGCACCGCTTTATCAACGCTGGCGACACCCATCAAGGCCATGCCCATGTGTTTGACCACATCACACTGCTGGCTACTGGCAAGGTGCTGATGAAGCACGACAACGGGCAGCAGGAGTTCACCGCACCGCACCTGATCGTCACGCCCAAGGGCATCACGCATCAGTTCACTGCATTGGAGCCGGGTACGGTATTTTGCTGCATTCACGCCATTCGTGATGGCAGCGATGTAGACGCTGTAGCCTCGCAAGACATTACGCCCGAGCAGGCGTTTGAGTTAATGACAAAATACCCGCTTACTCAGGAGTAAAGCATGGCAACACTATCTGGAATCATCACCCCGACCAACGTCCTGACATCGACCAGCACGAACACGGTCACAAACAAAGACCTGACCTCGGGGACTAACACGTTCCCGACATCTCTGGCAACGCTGACAGGCACACAAACCCTCACCAACAAAACCATCGAAGCTGGCACGTTCACCAACGGTTACACCGAAGAGGTTGCAACGGCTAACACCAGCACTGCCTACACGATTGACCTCGCCAACGGCACTGTGCAAATCCTGACCCTGACAGGCAACTGCACATACACCTTCCCAACGGCAACGGCTGGCAAGAGCTTTATCCTGATCCAGAAGCAAGACGGCACAGGCTCACGCACAGTGACATGGCCTGCGGCAGTTCAGTGGCCCGGTGGCACAGCCCCAACGATCACCAGCACAGCATCCAAGGCCGACAAGTTCATCTTCACTGCTGATGGAACAAACTGGCTCGGAAGCAATGCTGGTCAGAACTACACCGTCTAAGGGGTACTGATGTTCAGTTCAAATACTTCAGCAGTCAGTGGCGATGTTATTAACTACATCGAAGACGTATTCAGCACCTACCTGTACACAGGCACAGGCGCTTCCCTTTCGATCACCAACGGCATTGATTTGGTTGGTAAGGGTGGTTTGGTGTGGTTGAAAAAGAGAAATGCCGCCGTAGGTCATCAATTAACAGATACGGCCCGTGGGGCAGCTAATGCTCTTTTTACTGAGTTAGCCAACGCACAAGCTGGTTCCAGCTTCACATCTTTTGATTCAGCCGGCTTTACGCTACCCGCCGGAGGCACTCGGGCCAACAATTTAAACGACACCTACGCCTCATGGACATTTCGAGAGCAAGCAAAATTCTTTGATGTGGTCACATGGACAGGCACAGGTGCTAACCGTACTATTGCCCACAACCTTGGCGCTGTGCCGGGGTGCATTATTGTTAAACGTACCGACACCACTGGCGCTTGGCAGGTCTACCACCGCAGCCTTGCCAACACCGAATACATGGTTTTAAACACCACAGCGGCAAAAGCCACTGGTGCTACACGCTGGAACAGCACAACACCAACATCCACTGAATTTAGTCTTGGAACTGACGTAACGGTCAACGCTTCTGGCGGCACTTACGTTGCCTATGTCTTTGCCCATAACGCTGGTGGCTTTGGCCTGTCTGGTACGGATAATGTAATTTCGTGCGGGTCATTTACGGTTGATGGCAGTGGCAACGCTACGGTCAACCTTGGGTATGAGCCTGAGTGGGCAATCGTCAAGCTCTCCAGCGACTTCGGTGGGTGGTGTTTGGTTGATTCAATGCGAGGCAATGCCACACTAAATGGAACAACAAACACGGAACAGATGTTGCTTGCAAACTCCAGCGCCGCTGAAAGCAGTACATACGGCGTTGCAAACCCTACATCAACTGGCTTTCAAGCAGCGGGGTGGGCAGCGGGTGCAACACTCATCTACATCGCCATTCGCCGTGGCCCGATGAAAGTTCCTGAGACTGCTACTAGCGTAGCGGCTGTGGGTAGCTACACAGGAAATACTACGTCCAGAACAATTGGCGCTGGTCTTGGTGCTGGTCCAGTTGACTTTTTCCTAACCCGATCTGTCAATGATTTGGATGGAAGCGCCACCGTCTTCCCGGGCGTTGTGGTCAATCGACAAATTGGCAGACCGTATTTAAGGTTGAACGCAACCGTAGCAGAGGTAACAGACAACAATTTTCTTGTCTACCCTTTCGATTTGCAGGATGGAACACGTATCGGAACGGACGCTTCAAATTACACCAACGGCGCTAACGTCAGTTATACATATTTGGCGCTTAGGAGAGCGCCATCGTTTATGGATTTGGTCTGCTACACAGGCACTGGATCAAACACATCAAGAACGCACAACTTGGGTGTTGCGCCTGAGTTGTGGATTGTTAAGTCTAGGGCTTCTGGCGCATGGGAGGTTGGGTCAACTGCTCTCGCTAACACAGAGTATCTGGTTCTTAATACAAATGCCGCAAAAGCAACTGGTGCAACCAGATGGAACAGCACATACCCGACCGCATCGCAATTCACTACGGGAACAGCAGCAACCGTTAACGGTAGTGGCGTAAATTTTGTTTCATACTTTTTTGCAACTTGCCCCGGCGTGAGCAAGGTTGGCAGTTACACAGGGAATGGTGCAACTCAAACAATTGATTGCGGCTTTACAAGCGGCGCTCGTAGAGTTTTAGTAAAACGTACCAGTGGGACTGGCGATTGGATATATGTGTATAGCGTTTCATCTGGCACTGATGTGTATGTAACGCTTAATGGAGCTTCAGCTTTTGCGTTATCAAACGTATTCGACATAGACTCCAGTGGTTTTATTTTAAGAAACAACTCGCTAGTTAACGCCAGTGGCGAAACATACATCTTCTTGGCAATCGCATAAGGAATCATCATGGAAATCCGAATCAGAGAAACAGGCGCAGTGGTGATGGAGCAAGAGTTCCGCGCCTTGCATCCCAATACTTCAATGCCACAGCCGCTCACAGAGGCCACCATCAACAGCTTTGGTGGTGATGTGGTCTTCAATGGCCCACAGGCACAGCCCACTCGCTACCAAGTCGCCTTCCGAGATGGCGTGGAGCAGATTGATGGCAAGTGGTACAGCAAGTTCAGCGTGTCTGACATGGACGCAGAAGGCATTGCAGCCACAGACTCAGCACAAGCCGCTGCTGTTCGCTCAGACCGCAACGCCAAGCTGTCAGCATCCGACTGGGTTGTTTCCAAGGCCGTAGAGCAAAATGCCCAAGACAGCCTTGGTATTCAAATACCCGTGGTCTGGCTTACATACCGCCAAGCACTGCGTGACATCACCGCACAAGCAGGCTTTCCTTGGACCATCGACTGGCCTGTGGCTCCCTGACCATGAGAGACTGGCTCGTTGCATTTATCGCAGCGGCCAGTCTGGTCGGCTTGACGGTATGGACGGCGCGGGCCGTCCTTCTTATGTTGGGATGAAGTATGTTGGCAGAAATTGCCGCCGCCAATGCGGCCTTTGCAGTAATAAAAGGTGCTCTGGCAAACGGCAAGGAGCTTCACCAGCTCGGGACACGGGTTTTTGATTACTTCGATAACAAGGCAAAAATTCAGGAGCAGGCCACCAAGAAAGGTGGAGGTTCCGACCTTGCAGAGTTTATGGCGCTTGAGCAAATGCGCCAACAAGAAGAAGAGCTGCGTGAGCGCATGGTCTACGCTGGCCGTCCGGGAATGTGGGGCGACTGGCAGCAGTTCCAAGCGCAAGCAGCTCGTAAGCGCAGGGAAGCCAAAGAAGCCGCAGCCCGTGAGGCACTCAGGCGCAAACAGCAGCTTGAGCAGATGGCTGAGTACATCGCCATTGGTATGGCTACTATCGTACTTGCTGGCTTGATGATCGGCGGTTTTGTAATTTACATGAAGCACTTGCGATGAGCGACGAAAAGCTAAGCCCCAACTCCACACTCGACAAGGTGCTCGGGTATGTGGACTCGCCGTTCAAGCTGTTCGCCATCATTTTGATGGGCGTGATTGCCTTCGCTGGGTACTTCCTTTGGCAGAACCAAACCTTCATGTTGGACGCCTACAAGGAGTCCAAGAAGCTGCCGGAGATCAATACTGCAAGAGCCGACGAGGCCAGCGCCATGCTGTTCAAAAAGACGGGTGCCAACGTGGTGGCCGTTTTCAAGGTCAATCCGCTCTTCGGAAGCCGGGTGCTGTACAAGGCATACACCAAGGATGGGCGGGACAAGACCATCGAGGACATCGACGTCGGACTCTTCAGCCAGAATCAGGCCAACAATTCTGACGTCATCAAGCTGATGACCAACCAGATTCCATGTTCGGAGTACCGTTACGCACAGTCAGAGGTGGGTCTCTGGTACATCGAGAAGGGGGTGGGGTTTACCTGCCGGATCAGCGTCCCACCGGATAACCACCGCTTTGTTGGGCAGATCACTGTGGGCTGGGCGCAAGAGCCCGAAAACCTTGAGCAAGTAAAATTCATGCTGGAAATTGCCAGCGCAATGCTAACCAAAAGGGGTAACTGATGCTTTCATTGTTCTCAACTCTCGGGGGTCTGCTGATCTCCGGCCTTCCAAAGCTGCTGGAGTACTTCCAGAACAAGGCCGACCAAGCGCACGAGCTGCGTCTGGCTCAAGTCCAAACTGAGCGTGAACTCCAACTGGCTGCTGCTGGTTTTGCCGCCCAAGCCAAGGTTGAAGAAATCCGCACCGAGCAGGTGGCAATGGAAACCGATGCCCGGATGACCGAGGCTGCTCTGGCCCATGATGCCAAGGTGTTGGAAAAGGCTTCCACATGGGTGTCCAGCTACGTGGGCACAGTGCGCCCAACAGTGACATACATCTTTGTGCTAGAGCTGGTGGCGATTAACGCCTTCATGGCTTGGTACTTGTGGAACCACCCCGGCTTGATCCAGAACATCGACGATGTCATCAAGTATGCCGACCTGATCTTCTCCAGCGATGAGATGGCCATGCTCGGCGGTATCATTGGTTTTTGGTTTGGCTCTCGCGGCTGGAGCAAGAAGTGAAACTGAGCAAGGCAGGTGAAGACCTGATGCATAAGTACGAGGGCTTTCGCTCTCGGCCTTACCTTTGCCCAGCGCACATCTGGACGATCGGCTACGGCCACGTCCTGTACCAAGAGCAGATCAGGCTCCCCGTGGTGCGGCCCCCCGGCAAGACCACAGCCGACATCCCCATGATCCGCAAAGAGATGCCATTGAAACCGGAGGACAACCGTGTCTGGACGAAAACGGAGATCGACGAACTATTCCGAGCTGATGTCGGAACTTTTGAACGGGGTGTTCTTCGTCTTGTTCCCGGTGTGGTTGGGCGTCAAGGCAGCTTTGACGCTCTGGTCTCTATTTCCTATAACTTCGGGCTAGGCAACCTGCAACGCAGCACCATCCGCATGCGGGCAAACCGGAGTGATTGGGAAGGCGCAGCCGATGCGTTTAGAGTCTGGACCAAGGGGGGTGGAAAAGTCTTGCCGGGGCTGGTCAAGCGCCGCGAGGCCGAGATTGCGCTCTTCCTGAGTTAAGTGCGAAAATGTAGCAACACTGAGGTAGTCCATGCCCTTATCCAAGATACTGTTCAAACCCGGGATTAACCGGGAAAACACACGCTACACCACCGAAGGCGGGTGGTACGACGGCGACAAGGTTCGCTTTCGCCAAGGCACGCCAGAGAAGATCGGCGGCTGGCAGCGCATTTCACCAAACACATTCCTTGGTGTGTGCCGCTCATTGTGGAACTGGACAACGCTTGCCAACCTGAACCTAGTAGGTGTTGGCACAAACTTGAAGTTCTACATTGAAAAGGGCGGGGCATACAACGACATCACGCCGATTCGCACTACCGTCACGCTGACCAACCCTTTCACGGCAACCCTTGGCTCTGCGGTCATCACGGTGGCGGACACGGCGCATGGCTGCTCCAACGGCGACTTTGTTACGTTCAGCGGGGCAACGGGCCTTGGCGGCAACATCACTGCCGCACTGCTTAACAAAGAACACCAAATTACATTGGTTAACGCCAATGTGTACACCATCACTGTTGGCGCAGTTGCCAACGCTACAGATGTGTCAGGCTCGCCCGGGGGCGGCACGGTTACCGCTGCCTACCAGATCAACACAGGTCCTACGTTTGCGATTCCGCTTACTGGTTGGGGCGCTGGCCCGTGGGGTTCTGGAACTTGGGGCACGGGAGGCACGTCAACTTCAGCCCTACGTCTGTGGAGCCAACAGAACTACGGGGAAGATTTGGTCTTCGGGCCACGCGGTGGCGGGATTTACTACTGGAACGCCACAGGCGGGGTTACTTCTCGGGGTGTTTTGCTCAATTCTTTAGGCGGTCCTGTCGAGGTTTCGTTAACAACCCCAACCGTTATTACAGGTTCAACACTGTTTACTTCTGGCGCAGCGTTGCAGTTTCAGGGCAACTTACCACCAAGCATGCAGCCGGACACGACCTATTATGTTTTTGATCCAGACGGGCTAAGCTACCGGTTGCTGGACGCAAATGGGGATTTTGTCGGCGCTTCTCTGCCACCAAACGTGCTTGGTGTTACCGGTTTAGGTGGCGTCGGTACTGTTGTTGCAAGTGTTACCCCTTTACTGACTTTATCGGGGGTCAGCGCAAATGGTGGCACGGGTACAGTTGCGGCGGTTTCTGCTCAAACGGGTGTGTACCTGAGCGGCGTGTCTGCGGAAGGCGCTGTAGGGGCAACAAACCTTTTGGGCGTTGCGCTTTCTGGGGTGTCTGCTTCAGGTACGACCGGGGTTTTTGCTTCGGCGGATCACAGCGGCGTTGCTTTGTCGGGGGTTACCAGCGTTGGAAATACGGGGACCGTGCTCATTACAGGTAGCCTGTCCGGCGCGTACGTGTCAAAAATCGTTGATGTTCCCGCAGTGCAAAATCGTATCTTGGTGTCAGACACCTTCCGATTTATCATTACCTTCGGCGCAAACGATTACGGCAGCACCGAGCAGGACCCGATGCTGATCCGCTGGTCCAACCAAGACGACCCCTACAACTGGACGCCAGACGCTACCAACCAAGCGGGCAGCATCCGCCTGTCTGACGGCTCCGAGATCGTCACGGCCATCCAGACCCGGCAAGAAATTGTGGTGTTCACAAACTCTGCGGTTTATTCGCTTCAGTACCTTGGCCCACCTAACGTGTGGCAAACGCAGTTGCTTGGCAGCAACATTTCGATTGAAGGCCCCAACGCGGTTGCTCTGGCATCGGGCGTTGTTTACTGGATGGGTGTGGACAAGTTCTACGCCTACGATGGCCGCGTGCAAACGCTCAACTGCGACGTGCGCCGGTACGTGTTCAGCGACTTCAACCAAGCCCAATCGGCGCAGGTGTTTGCAGGCACAAACGAGGGCTTCAATGAGGTCTGGTGGTTCTATTGCTCGCAGTATGAAGAGGATGGCGTAACGCTCAACAACACGGTTAACCGCTACGTTGTGTATAACTACCTTGAGAAAATCTGGTACTACGGCAACTTGGGCCGTACGGCTTGGCTTGACTCTGGTATTAGGGATTTCCCTATGGCAGCTACATACACCAACAACATCGTGTATCACGAGAGCGGCATCAACGACAACGAAACCGGCACCACGCTGCCTATTGCGGCCAACATTTCGTCGTCTGAGTTTGATATTCAAGACGGGCATCAGTTTGGTTTTGTCTGGCGCGTGCTGCCCGACCTGACCTTTGAAAACTCAAGCAACTCGCCCACTATGCAAGCGCCAGCCGTTACCATGACGCTGTACGGTCTGTCCAACTCGGGTTCTGGGGTGACCAGCTCGGCTGGGGCACCGGTGGCCAAGGGCTCGACCTATGTCATCACGGAAGAGTTTGCCGGGCAGATTTACACCCGCATGCGCGGTCGCCAGTTGATCTTCAAGATCGAATCCAACCAGATCAATACGGCATGGCAGATCGGCGCACCTCGAATTGACATCCGCCCTGACGGGAGACGCTGATGGCTGAACTTAACGTATCCCCTCCAAGCCTGCCACTGGCCCCGGAAGAGTATGAGCGCCGGTATCAGGACCAACTGAACAACATCTTGCGTCTGTACTTCAACCAGCTCAGCAACCCGGGTAACGTGGGCGCAGCCACGCTGAATCTGAACTTGGAAACCCTGCCAACGGATGCGGATGAAGCAAATCTGCGCCTTGGCGACGTGTTCCGGGACACCACCACGGGTTCAACCAGCCAAGTGCTTCGCATAAAGACCGCAACATGATAACATCCACCAACCCTATTTTTAAGAGGCAAATATGAGCCTTCATGCGCTTGCTGGCCATATGGCCACTAAAGGTCGCGGCGGCGACTCGATGCTCGTCCACATGACTCCGGAAGAGGTCCAGAGCTTGCAAGCTATGGCTCTGAAAGGCGGCGGATCGCTGACCATCAACCCCGAGACTGGCCTACCGGAAGCCAACTTCCTGAAGAAGATGCTGCCCATGATTGCTGGCGCAGCGCTTAACTTCTTTGCTCCCGGCGTTGGTACTGCGGTTGGCGGTATGTTTGGCCTTGGTGCGGCGGCGGGTACTGGTATTGCCGTTGGTGGCCTGTCTGCTCTGGCCACTGGCAGCCTGTCTCGCGGCCTTATGGCCGGTCTGGGCGCGTACGGCGGCGCAAGTTTGGCCGGTGGGTTGGCAAACGCAGGCACAGGCGCAATGTCTGCTGAAGCAGGCAACGCAGCCCTCGCGGCTGAAGGGCTTACTGGTGAGGCCGCGCTTTCTCCTGCTGCTGATGATATTGCGCAAAGGGCTATCGGAGAGCGTCTGGCTTCTGCCACGCCTTACGACAAGCTGGCCACAGGCTTTAAAGCGGTTACGGACTCACCCGCTGCGTTTGGAAACTTTGCAAAGAACAACATCGGGGCGGGCCTTGCGGCCATCTCTGCCATCAACGCCGACGAAGGCGTGCAAACCGCCACCCCACGCCAAGACACGGGCACCATCCGCAACTACACGTTCGATCCGTACGGACAGACATACACCAGCGCCGGAAACTACCCAGCCAGCGAGTACAAGGGCATGGCCCAAGGCGGGATCGTGGCGTTGGCCGCAGGCGGCACGTCGGATCAACCCTTGTACCTTGGCCTAGACAAAGGCAGTTCGGCAGCAGATGTCGCTGCGGCCTATTCGCAGTTTGCCGGTGGTGCAGGGGGCGACACCGCAGCCAATCAGCGCGAGGCTGTGGCTTTCCTGCAGAGTCGCGGAATTGGCGACGACATAATCACGCAGGGCTACCAGCAGTTTTTGAGCCCGGTAGCCCAAGCAGCCTCGGCAGGTCCTGCAGCGGGCTCCGATGCGTATAACACCATGGTGGGTAATTGGTTCAACCAAAACCCCAACGCAACCGCTGCCGATATTAGCAGCGCAATCAGCACGTACGGCCTTAACTCCGCAGATGTTGTGAATGCGATGCGTGCTTCAGGCTTGTCCAACGCTGCCCTGTACTCTGCGTTCCACCCAGATGTTGGCGTTCCTGACACCCCGATGGGTGGCTTGGCCGGTTTGTCGTCCAACATCAACGACTGGCTAAGCAAGTACCCCACTGCAAAACGCGCAGAAGCCGAGCGGGCTATGGATACGTGGGGGTACAAAGAACAGGACGTTATCCGCGCCACCGGCAAGACGCTGGACGAGCTGTTCAAAGAGCAGAAAAAAGTTGTTGTTCCGGGGCCAATTACGACCGTGACCAAACTGCCAGACGGCGTCGGCGGTGGCGGCAACACGTACGTCAACCCCAACGGCACGATCACAACTCGCCCCAACATTCCCGGCATCCCAGAAGGCGGCTTCACGGGCATGGGCCAGCTCCGGGACATTTACGAGCAACGGGGCGGCAGCTTGGGTTACGTCAACCCTGCGCCCAAGACCATGGAAGAGTTTGAGCAACGCTTCAACCGCCAAACCGGCGACTCTTTGGCAGCGTACGAGCACCTTATGGGTAAGGGGGCAAACCCCATCAAGTCTGGCGCTGAGCAGATCATGCGCCCGTACAACGAAGTTGTTACTGGCATCCCCGCAGCCGAAGGCCGTCCAACGCAAAAGTACATCTTCCAAAACGGAAGGTATGTCGAGAACCCCAACTACCGCCCACTGTCTTACAACAGCGCGGGCGAGCGTGTGGTGGGCCTAACACCGAGCGAAGTCATCAAAGGCATCACGCCGTTCAAAGACGGCAAAAACGACGCTGGCTTGTTTGATTTTGTGACACAGAACAACATCTCCGAAGCACAGCTTGCCGCTGCACTGGGTATCTCGATTGCCGAAGCCCGGGCACGTTTGGCTGCAGCTAGGAAAAAAAGCACAGCGGCTACAAATGCAAATGTGCAAACTGACAATAGTGGCTACGGGGGTGGTGACGATGGTCCCGGTCCCGGAGATACAAGCGGTACTCCCGGAGCAAGCGGAAGTGCAGACGGAACTGCGGGCGGCTGCGTTGACCCCAACGTAATGGTTCTTTTGGCCGGTGGCGGGCAAGTTCGCGCGGGAGACCTCCGCGTTGGCGATATGCTGCACACGCTGCACGAAGACACATTCGTTTATGGCGACTTCCCTGTCGAGTTTGTTGAGATCATCCAGCAGCCAAAAGTGGAAGCGGTGTTTGATAACCAGAAAATCATCGTATCTACAACGCACAAGTTTTTGACTGCGGATGGCGTTTGGAAACAAATGCGTGATCTTGCGGTTGGCGACGTAGTACGTGCAGCAGGGGGCGATACGAAGACACTGACAGGCGTTACTACATTGGGTGAAGGCCCCGTAGTCAAGATGACCGTCACAGACGCGCATACGTATATTGCGGATGGTCTGGTGTCCCACAACAAGGCACGGGGCGGCATCGTTCGCCGCATGGCCCTCGGTGGGCTTGGCGCTTTGGCCGGTGGCGGCTCAGCTTCCCAGTACAACCTCGGCGGCTACTCGGATGGTGGTCGGTTGCTGCGCGGCCCCGGTGATGGCGTGTCTGACAGCATCCCTGCAACGATTGGCGACAAGCAACCTGCACGCCTTGCCGATGGTGAGTTCGTGGTTCCGGCCCGTATTGTGTCTGAGTTGGGCAACGGCTCAACCGAAGCTGGCGCACGCAAGCTGTACGCCATGATGGACCGTGTCCAGAAAGCCCGTGGCAAGACTACTGGCAAGAGCCGCGTGGCAGCTAACACCCGCGCTGACAAATACCTTCCAGCATAAGGAGCCAATACATGGCCACCCAAGTTTCGCAATCCCTGTCACAAACCTCCATCCCCGACTACGCTAAGCCGTACGTTGAGGACCTGCTGGGTAAGTCCGCCGCACTGACTGATCTTGAGTACAACCCGTACATGCAGTACATGGGCGACCGCCAAGCGCAGTTCTCCCCATTGCAGCAGCAGTCGTACGAGAACGCAGCTTTGATGCAGACTGCTCCGCAGTTGAAAGACGCAACGGCTTTGGCCGGTATGGCGGGGCTTGGCGCTCTCAACACCAGCTTCACGTACAACCCATACCAAGCAAAATCGTTTACCTCCCCCGGGCAAGCGCAGCAGTACATGTCTCCGTACATGCAGAATGTGGTGGACGTGCAGTCACAGCAGGCCAAGCGGCAAGCTGACATTGCAGCCCAGACACAGCAAGCCCAAGCCGCCCGTTCGGGCGCGTTCGGTGGGGGGCGCGACGCCATCATGCGTTCTCAAGGCAATGCGGATTTGCAGCGCACACTGGCTGGCATCCAAGCCACGGGTTCACAGAACGCGTTCCAGCAAGGCATGCAGCAGTTCAACGCCGAGCAAGGTGCCAACCAAGCAGCGGCTAACCTCAACGCCCAGCAAGGCCAGTTCGGTGCGGGTCTGGGTATTCAGGGCTTGCAGACAGCGCTTACCGGCGCTAACACACTGGGAACCTTGGGCAATACGCAGTACACCCAGAACATGGGCGCAACGCAGTTGCAAAACCAGTTCGGTGCACAGCAGCAACAGCAAGTTCAGAACATCTTGAACAATCAGTATCAGGACTACCTGAACGCACAGAACTACCCGTACAAGCAGTTGGGCTTCATGTCCGACATGCTGCGTGGTTTGCCTCTGACACAGCAGTCTTCAACAATTTACCAGCCCGGTCCTTCTACGACTAACCAACTCCTCGGTGCAGCTACGTCTTTGGGTGGCGCGTACTTGATGGGTGGCCGCAAAGAAGGTGGCATGGTGAGCAGCTACGCAGAAGGCGGCGCTGTAAACTCTCGACCAGCAGGTCTGGCCGACTTGGCTCTTTCTCGGATGGCGTAAGGAAAAATCATGGCAATCGACCAACGCGACGTCAGCTCCACTCTGCGGTTCATGGATGACCGCGCTTTGCAGCAATACGCTGCGATGCACAAGAACGACCCCTACATCTTCCCGCTGGCTTTCCAAGAGAGCCAGAACCGCCAGAAACTGCGCATGAGCCAGCAAGGCGCTCAGGGTATGCAGCCCCAGCCCAAAGTGGCTGACCAAGCGTTGGCCCAGATGGCTCCTCAGCAGTTGCCTGAAGATGTGGGTATCGGTGCGTTGCCTGCTGGCAACATGCAGTTTGCGGCCGAAGGCGGCATCATGGGCTACGAAGGCTACGACGAAGGCCCAAGCACATTTGGCCAAGAGCCAGTCATGATGATGGCTGAAGGTGGACACGTACCACGTTACCAAGGTAACCCTCGGGACGGTAGTCTGGTGCGCGGGCCTTATGCTGCTCCCACTGCGGGTGTTATGGGAGATATTCCGGGGTATGTGCCCGGCGCTACGCCATTTATGCCACAAGAAGGTGCTCCCGAAGAGTTGCCATTTTTCCAACGCCAGTTGGCTGCAGCCCGCGAACAGGGTAGGAAATATCAACTCAGCCAAGCACAAGCCAGAATTACACAGGGTGTGGGGACTGCCTCTGATTATGCCATTTTGGCTGACGAGCAGCGCAAGGCAGACGCCAGTGCGCCGCCCACACGACGCGCGGACTTCGAAACGCCCTCCACAGCAGCAGAGGCTCCCGCAACAGCACCCGCGCCTACAAAAAAACCTGCACCCACAGGTAACCGCGATGCCGCGCCACGTCCCGATACTACGCGCAAGCCCGTTGTCGGTGCCCCTGCTACTACCCCCGCTGCCGTAACCGATCCTTCTGCAAAACCAGAGACAGGTGGTCTCGACACGCTGATGGCGGAGTTCAAACGCAATCAAGAACTTGCACTAGGTGCGGCCAGAAACGCTGACGTCCAATACGCAAGTAAACTGCGGGAAGAAGCTAGGAAGCTGGTAACGGATGAGGAAAAACGAATCAAGGACCAAGTTGATCCGTACAAAGACCGTGAGGCCCGCTTGCTTAAACAAGAAAAAGGGCTTGAGGGTATGGGCGACAAGTATCTCGGCTTGGCTCTGCTGCAAGCAGGCGCTGCAATGATGACAACGCCGGGCAGTATTGGAGTGGCTTTGGGTAAAGGCGTGCAGGTCGGAAGCGAGCGCTACATTCAGGGCATGGAAAAGATCAACGCAGCCAAGGACAAGTTTGCCGAAGCCCGTGATCGTCTGGACGACCTGCGCTTGAACCGTGCCGACATGAACGCCCGCGACATAAAAGCCGCTAAAGCCGAAGCGCGTTCGCTCGAACGACAGGCCGAAGGACTGTTCTACACAGGTGCAAGAGAAGACCTGAAAATGACTAATCAGGGGATTGCCACGTTGTTTGCCGCTGCGGCGGACAACCTTAAAACCGACAAGACATTGGCGGCTGAAGCAACTCAAACTGATAAGCGAATCAAATCAACCGAAAAAATTGCAACTTTGGACAGAGACGCCGCAAATGCCCGTGCCAATATGCTGCCCAGTGAGGCCCGCACAGCAATGCTGTTGGGCACCGGCACAACGGACAAGGAGAAGTACGAGTCGGGTCTGAAGCGCGTTCAAGAACTTACGGCTGATAAGACAGGCATGGCTGCGTTTAAGATTCTGGGCGAAATCAATGCCAAGAACGCGAACGATCCTAGCTTCAAACCGCTTACTTTGGCCGATCTCACTGCATTCCAGCGCGATTATCAAAAGGCGATGCGTGCGGGACCCGCCAACGTCAGCAATAAACCTACTGGCAAAGCGTTTGATTAGCCCGTAAAATAGTTTAACGGCTCGGATTCGGTCCCGAGCCTTTCCATTGACCGACACAATTTAACACCATGGCTCAATACGTCCCCCTTCCCGACGGCAATTCTGTAAAAGTTCGTGAGGGGGAGACCCCCGAGCAAGCCTACGAACGTGCGCAAAGCATGTATCCGGATTCTTTTGGCGTTCGCAAAGAGCCGGAAAAACCCAAGCAAGACACCACAGGTTTAAAAGCCGCTGCGTCTGCTAGCGCAACCCGATTGGGCGGTGAGTTTGAGCTGCTCAAGGGTAAGCTGGGATTCAAAGACGAAGCCGAAGCTCAGAAAGAATACGAAGCCGCCCAAGCTAAAGCGGCTGCACGCTTCACCCCCACCGAAGAAGGCTGGACCGAAGCCCCCTTCCAGAAGTTCAAAGAGACCCTTGGCGGTTCCCTGCCATATATGGTCGCTCCAGCCGCCGCAGGTCTTGCGGCTTTGGCCGCTCCAGTATCCGCACCCGTCGCCGCAGGTCTCGGCTTGCTCGGCGCTGGCGCTGTCTCTACTGGCCAGTTCACTGGCTCCAACTTGGCCCGTCAGATGGACACCGGCAAGTCACTGGAAGAGACCAGTCTGGGCGCTGCCGCTGCTGCGGCCGTCCCTCAAGCCTTGATTGATACGGCTGCCATGGCGTTGCTGCCCGGTGTGGGCAAGCTGTTCGGCTCCGTAGGCTCCAAGCTAACAACTGAGCAAGCCAAAGCAATCGCTACCCAGACATTGGGCAAGGCGGCTATGGACTACACCGCCAAAACAGGCGCTGCCATGGGCCGTGAGGGTCTCACTGAGGTGGCCCAACAAACGCTCGAGCGCTTGCAAGCTGGCTTGGAAATCGCTGATCCCGAAGCCCGCAAGGAGTACATCGAGAGCTTCATCGGCGGCGCTGTGCTTGGTGGCACACTTGCACCTGTTGGACGTGCGTTTGAGCGCAGCAGTGCCAAAACTCAAGCAGCCAAAGCCGAGCGCGAAGAGCGCAATATTGCTCAAGCCGCAGCCGCCGAGCAAGAGCGTATTGCTGCTGAGAAAGAAGCCGCTGAAAAGCAGACGCCGGATTACGCTCTGAAAGTTGCCAACCAACTCAAGACGCTGGAGCAAGAGAAGCTCAGCTTGCAGCAACAGATTCGCAAAATCTCCAAAGACTCCAGCACCGAGGCGGAGGACAAAGCGTTCAACAAGGTCATCAACAACCAGCTTCGTATAAATGAGGCTGCTCGGAGCGAGCTTGCCCCTGAAGTCAACCGCCTGAAGCAAGCAGGCATTTACGACCAAGCGCTGGAGCAGCAGCGTGTGGCAGGCTTGTCCCCGATGGATTACCTGCTCGAGCGGACAAAGACAGTGCAAGACCGCGCCGTCACGCCCGTGGAGGACACCGCCTACGAAGAGTCTGGCCTCGCGTTCGCTGACCCACTGGTGCCGTCTGTCGAGCGCCGCAAAGCGCAAGAAGCTGAGCGTGCCCGCGTAGCAAACATCCCGATGTCGTACGCCGCCGAGCGTATGGAGCTGGCTCGTACGCAGACATACGATCCTACAGGGCAAGACTTTGTCGAGTACCTTCTGCAAGACCCGTACAAAGCGGGGCTGGTTGTCGAGACCCGTACGCCGCTGCCCGGCTTGTCGTCCAGTGAAAGCACACTTATCCGCAACGCTGTGGCCAAGCGTCTCAAAGACATGGGTAAGGAAGAGCTGGCAACTCGGCAAGCAGAGCTTAAAGAACAGAAAATCGGCAAGGCCCCGGCCGACCCAATGGCCGCGTTCATGGAGCAATCCGAAGCGCTTGATACCGATCGCCGCCAAGGCGTCACCGACTCTGATATTGCGTTCACAGAACGGCAAGCCGCCATGCCCCGCGAAGTCATTCAGCAGGGGGACCTCTTTGGTGAGCAGCGTGTGGGGCAGGCCGCAGGCGTAACGGATCGCCGTAATGTGGGGCAGCAGTTGGCCGACTTGCAGCGCCAGCTCGAGATCGCGTATGCGCAACGGAACGTGCGCGGTGGTGCGCAGTACCGGGAGACCATTCGCAGTCTGACAGAGCAGATTCGGGACCTGCAAGACCGCGCATCGGAGTCCACTATCGGGGAGCTTGGCCAAGAAACAGCAGGTATCCAAAGCCAGCTTGGCCAGTTCCCAGCATCGCTGGAAGCCAAGCGTGAGGCAGAAGCCGCACGGCAAGCCGCGCTCACAAAGGTGGCCAACAAAGAAGAAGGCTCTCAAGAAGCTGTGGCTGCCAGCATAGTTGACGAGATTCGTTCTGCCCGCCCAGACCTGCGTCCCGAAACCCTGACTGAAATTGAGCAGGATGTACGGAACGAGCTCGGCACCCTTGCACGGTACGGGGCAACCCCCGAAGTTCTGACATACACCAACGCTCGGCTTGACGCCATCAGCCAGAAGTGGCGCGGCGGCACAGAGCGCGGTGAGACCGCGACAAAAGTTGCGACGCCCAAAACAACCAGTGCCGACATGCTGCGCGAGCAGATGGACCGGGCATTTGCACAAAACGACCAGAGCACACGCACAGAGCGTCGCGAACGCTATGCGCCAGAAGACATGGCGGTGCTCAACCAGATTGCAAACAACTTTAACGTGTTTGCTGCCAACCCAGATCGCTTGAATATGGCAGGCGAGTGGCTTAACCGCTTGACCACGACGGGCCGTTCCAGCCCCGAGATGACCCGCGACTTGCAAAACGAGCTGGCGCGGCTGGAGGAAGGCAAGCTGCAAGAGAGTGGGCAGCAAGAGCTGCCCGGGCGGTTCATGCCAAAAGCCGTGGCCCCACAGTCCGAGACGCGTGTCGGCAAGGGCAAGGCGCAGTTCGTCTCTCCAGAAGATGTAGGTCCCCTGCAAGGCTCCCCCGCCGAGCGATATGCCCCCGCCAAGAAATCAACGGCGTTTGCCACTGCTTCTGAGTTCCAGAAATACTTGGCCAGTGATGCGCTCAAGATCATGCGCCAAGCCATGGGCATCGGCAAAGACACAGCCAGCCGCACACACGCCCGCATTCAACTGTTTCGCAAAAAAGTCGAGAACATCTCCAAGCAGTTGGCGGCGTTTGAAGAACGCAAAAAAGACCTGCAGACTAAGCGCGGCGCTGACGCCAACATCGCCAAGGACTTGCTTGCTACCGCTGAAGCCAACCTGAAGAAAATTTACGAGCGCCTTGATGCGGAGTTGGCAGACCTGCAAGCTGACTACATGCAAGCGCGTCAGCAGTTTGACTTCACTGCACAAACCGTTGAAGACATCGGTCAAAAAATTGCCGACAACCTTGCCGCGTTTCAAAGCGTGGACACAGCCGCTGTTGAGGCTGCTCAAAAGACAGCCGAAGCCAAGACAGCATATGCAACGGCGATTGAGCAGCCCGTAAGCAAGCGCACGTTCTCGGCTCTGCGTAAAGCACGACGCGAAGTTATCACCGCCATCGAACAGCAGATCACCGCAAGTCGTAAGGCAGGAGCGGATGAAACACTTCTGGCGTTTTTGAACGCTGATCTGAACCTTCAGTTGCAGTTGCTGGCCGAAGAAAAAACACTGGACCAAGACGCACAGGCTTTGTTTGACGCAGGCATGGCGTTGGAATACGCATCAGCCGCACAAAAGCGCAGTCGCAAGAACAAGAAAGAACTCGAGCAAGCACAACAAGAGCTGGCCGCTGCCCTTGAGCTGAAAGGTTCTGTGGCCACTGAAATGGCAAGCACAGACGCACAGATTGCTGCCGTAGAGCGCGACATTGCTGCTGCCGAAAAACAATTGGCCCAAGCTGGCCAAGCCCTGCAGCCCAAGCAGCCCAAACAAGAAGACACATTCGCCACGGCGCTTGCGGCCATTAAGATTGAGCCGCTGTCCAAAGCCGAGCGCGATGCGCAAACTGCGGCCGACAAGAAAAAACTGGAAGAGTTTCAGGCAAGCACGGCTGCACTTGCGGCTCTACCCGGCGAACGAATTGACTTCAGTCAGCGCCAGCAGATGCTGGAGCTGCTGCGTGTGTCGGACAAAGACTCTGACCGGATTGACGCCAGCATCAAAGAAATTGAAGCAGGCATCGAGGAGATGCAGATTCAGGTCGCTGTAGCCGAAGAACAGTTGGTCGATGAGAAAACGCCAGACCGCATTGCCGCGCTGAACAAAAAAGTTGCGGATGGCAACGAGCGCGTTGCGGCACTGCAAAAATCGTTGGGCAACTACGAAAAAGCCAAAGCACGTAAGCTGGTGCAAGAGAACCGCGCCCGTGTGCTGCTGTCTGGCGACCCCGAAGTCACACAAGACCTCGACAAGCGAATTGACAAACTGACTACGAACATCAAGAACCAAGAGGAGCTGGAGAAACAAACAGTCAGCCCAAAGACGGGCAAGCCTATTCCAGAAGAGACCAAAAAAGATCGGGCTAAAACACTGGCGCGGTACAAGCGTGAACTGCAAGTCCTGACGGGCGTGCGCTCAAACCGACTGGGCATCAAGCGTATTGATGTCACCACAGGCGCAGCCACAAAAGACCTCCGCACAGACAAGAAGACTGGCCAGACTACCGTCAAAGGCAAGCGTGTGTCGCGTGAACAACAAGAGCAGATGGATGCCGAACTGGAACGCGTACAAGCGTACGGTACGGCAAAGGACCGCCTGAGCGCTATGGAAGGTCAGCTTGCTGCCATGCAGGCGGCAAAGGAGCCACGCGGTAAAGCCAAGAAAGAAGAGCGTGCGGAGAAAATTCGTGACTTGCAAGAGAAGGTCAACAAGCAGCAAGCCGAAGTCGATCGTTTGGCTCCCAAAACCGTGGGCGCTGTGTCGCAGGCTACCCGTGTGCAGTCCGCTGCTCCGGGCAAGTTACGCGCAGGTACTGCCGAGACCAAGGCCGATGCTGGTGTAACCAAGCAGCCGATCGTCGAGAAGCGTACTGTTGCGCAGCCCACAGCGGAGCAGGCTGTTGCTGACGCCAATGCTTTTGCTGAGCGTTTGTTGGCAGCAAAAACACCCACCGATTTGGCCGACGATTTTGCAGATCAGGACTTGAAGACACGCGCAGCTATTTTGGCAGCAGTGGATTCCAACGTGTCGATGTACCGTAATCAAATAGCAACGCTGGAGAACGAGCGCGACGCGTTGCAAGCGTCTGTTGACTTGGCAAAAGACCCGTTGAGAATACCGGTGGTTACCCGTGACCGTCTTGCCACTATTCGGGAAGAGTTGGGCATCAAACAACGCTTGTTGGCCAAAGCGGAAGGTACGAAGCTGCAAACCGAAATGATGGAGTACGCCTCCCTACGTGCGCCTAATGTTGAAGGTAGCACCGGCGTCAGCGGGTTCGACATGGGTGTGTCTGACGCTATTGAGGACTTTGAATTTTCTCGTGGCGTTCCTGTGCAGGGTTTGACGACAACGGAGCTGCGCAACGAACTTCGCCGGGCTGTCGGGGATGAAGATACGTACGCTAAGAAAGTTTCCGTGTACAACTCTGTTGCCGATTTCCTGCAAGCAAATCCAAAGTATGCGGGGCAGATTCCTTCGGATGCAAAAGCGTTTGTTGACCCAAACACAGCACGCGCCTACATGTTTGCCGACAATATTGCTAAAGGCGAAGGGCTTGCAATCTTGCTGCACGAAGTTGGTGTGCACATTGGCTTCCGCAACTTCTTCAATGCTGGGCAATTCAAAGCGTTGGCAAACGCAGTTCGTAGCTGGAGCAAAGCGCCAGCCAACACGATGGAAGGAAAAATTGGGCGTGCGGCAGAAAAGCGTGTAAGAGAAGCGGGCACCCCTGCTAACCAAGTAGACGACGAGCTGATTGCCTACGCCGTTGAAGAAGCTGTTAAAGCAGGTGTAACCCCTGCCGGAGTTAAGAGCGGCTCGGCTGTGCAGAACTGGTTGCGCATGATCGTCGATGCTTTTACAAAAGCGCTGGAAAAATTTGGTATTGCGCCCGAGAGCGTCAAAGTAGGCGACCTCGTCAACATGGCGTATGGTGCAGCGCAGCTTGAACTAAAAGGAACTTGGCACGGCACTGCTGGAACTTTTACCGAGTTTGACCACACGTACATGAGCTCTGGGGAAGGGTCACAGGCTTTTGGCTGGGGCACATACCGCGCTGAACGCGAATCCATTGCGCAGTACTACAAACGCGTTGCCGAGAAGAAGAACAGCGGGCGTACTATAGACGTGGTTAACGCTTGGTACGACTTGCCAGAAATAAAAAAGTGGAATGCTGCAGGCTACAACATGCCTGTCTATAAAGGGTTGAATTTTGACGAAGCGGTTGCTAAGTGGAAAAAGAATAAAAAAGCCAACGCGGATGTTGGTACGGCTATTGGGTTGTTGGAGAACTATCACCTCGAGCCCTACTACAAAACGGAAGCCGAGTTCCGCAAAGCCATGGAGGACTTGTTAGACATCGCGCGTGACAACGCACGTTCGGCTATCAAGTTTGCGCCAACGCCAGCAATAAAAAAAATCCATCAACAAAATCTTTTACAGATCGAGCTTTTAGACGCCAAAGATTTTGACTACCGCTCTGACTTGCCGCCAACGCTGTTGCCTGACCCACCTAAAGGTCGCCTGCTGCGTACGCTGCATGGTCAGCCAGAAGAAGCGTTTATCAACTTGGATGCGCCCATACTTGACCAGTCTGCGCGTGTTGGGGATGCTTTACGTAAAGTCTTTGAGTCGTTGACCAACGGACAAAAAGCTCGCTTTAATCGGGAGCTTAGCGGCGACCCCAACCCGTCGGGTAAAGATGTGTATGACGCATTTAAACTTGCTATGGGTAACCAGAAAGTCGTTTCAGACTTAATGGCTTCGTTTGGTATTGCAGGCAATAAGTTTTTGGACAGACCTTCACGCAACCAACCAGTGTCGGATAAGTCGCGTTACAACTACGTGGACTTTTTAGATAAAGACCAAGGCGCTGCGATTATTGCGTCTGACATTAACCCGATCGGTCCTGCGTCTGGCCTGTTGTTCTCTCGCGGCGCACCAGCCGACGCACTGGAAGCGCTGTCGAAGAAAATCATTGCACAACCTAAGCCGCTTCGAGAGAAGCTGGGCAACAACCTTGCGCTGCAGACTGAGATGCAGGCCGTGGACATGCGTGCGGGCTTACGCGAGACGCTCAAGTTCGGTGACGACAAGCTGTTCACCCAAGCCATGTACCACGTGCGCAAGGCTGAGCAGAAGATGGCGCAGATGTTCACCGTCATGAACAGCGGCCCGCTGGTTGCGTACAAGGACGACAAGGGTTTCGTAGGCTACCGCAGCTCCAACAAGAACAGCGCCCGTGAAGTGTTCGACGCCATCGCTGACATTCCTGTGGACGATCCACAGATGAAGACCGACCTTGCTCAGACGTATCTGGTCGCAGTTCGTGCTAACAACAAGGGCTTGCCAAAGCTGGACTTGGGCGCTATGAAGCTGGAGCAAGCCGAGTTGGACGCTGCTTTGGCCGCTGCCAACGCCAACCCTGCTTTGAAAGCTGCGCTGGAGAATGTGCGCCGCAAGTACAGCGCGTACAACAAAGGCATGATCGAGTTCCTTGCGGAAAGCGGGCGTATCTCCAAGAAGATGGCGGCTGACTTGCTCAAGGAGGGCGACTATGTTCCCTTCTACCGCGTGGACGAGAACGGCAAAGCCGATCTGGTCTTCAACAACAACGTCACGTTCAACGTGGGAGACATCCGTCGCCAGCCATATCTTGCTGAACTCAAGGGCGGTGACACCAAGCTCCTGCCTTTGAACGAAGCCATCCAGCGCAACACGCTGCTGTTGACTGACATGGCGCTGACCAATAACGCCACGAAGAGCGTGGCGTACGGCTTGCAGGCGCTGGGCAAAGGCATGGGCCCTGTTGATCCAGTGACGGGGAAACCCACTAACTTGATGACGATCAAGCCCGGCAAAGGTCCTGATGACGCTCGCGTAATTCGTTTTTACCAAGAGCCGGACCCAAACAAACCTGATGACAAAGGCGAGCGCTACCTGATCGTCAACACCAAAGGCACCGCAGCCGAAGGCATTCCGGCAGAGCTGGTCGTTCAGAGCTTGGAAGGCGCAAGCCTTGCGCTTCCCGGGTTCCTCAAGTTGGGCGGCGTAGCGGCTGACTGGCTGCGTGCTGGTGTGACCCGCACGCCCTTGTACATCGCCCGCAAGCTGATCCGAGAGCCAATGGCCGCAGCCTTTACGGGTGGTTTGAACTCCAACACATTCTCGGCCATCTTCAAAGCAGGCGCTGAGTTTGTTCGCATGAGCCGGGGCACCAGCGATGCGCAGGCCAAGCTGATCGAAAAGGGTTTGATCCAGTCCAACATCTTCGCAGGCGACATGTCTGACATGAAGAAGATGGCGCTCCAGCTTGCCAGCGGCAAAGACCAAAGCGCGTTCGACAAAGTGTTGGCCGCAGCCGACCGATACGCGATGCGTGCCGATGCTGCCACGCTGGCGTTGGTGCTCAAGAACGCGCAGGAGAACGGTCTGTCAGAAGTCGAAGCCGACATGATGACCATGGAGTCCATGAACTTCTACAAGCGTGGGCTGTCGCCAACGCTGCAGTACGCTGCCCGTTTGATCCCGTTCTTCAACGCCCAGATTCAAGGTCTGAACGTGCTGGTCAAAGCCGCCCGGGGCAACATGCCGTTTGAAGAGCAGCAACAGATCAAGCGCAAGTTCTACAACAACGCCATGCTGCTGATGGCCACCGGCCTCGTGTACGCCATGGCCATGGAGGACGACGAGTACTTCCGCAACGCTCGACCACGGGACAAGTACTCCAACTTCTTCTTGCCTATCCCGGGCGTGGACGAGCCACTGAAGATGCCAATCCCGTTTGAAGCTGGTTACTTCTACTCGCTGGCCGTGGCTGCAGTTGATGCCATGCGTGCCGAGACCGACGGTAAAGCTCAGTGGCAAGCGCTGCGTGATCTGTTCTTGGGCTCCATCCCCGGCTACTCGTCCATGGGCGTCCCACAGATTGCTAAACCCATTGCAGAAGTTTGGACCAACAAGAACTTCCTGACTGGAGGCGAGGTCGAGTCCCGTCGTTTGCAGGGCCTCAGCACTGAGGAGCGCTACCTTGCGACCACCACAGAGCTGGCCAAGCAGATGAGCAAGGCTGTACCTATCTTGTCGCCCATCCAGATCGAGCATATTGTGCGTGGGTACTTCGGCGTGCTGCCTCTGGCCGCTGTCGCTACCGCCAACGGTTTGTTCGAGCGCGGAGACAAGGGTGAAAAGCCAGCCGGTCGTGCGTCAGACCTGCCGTTGATCGGCACAGCCTTCCAGAAAAAGTACGGCGGCGCTGATGCGGATGTGGTGTACCGCGAAGCTCAGGAAGCGATGGAGGCACGCACCACGCTCAACAAGATGATCAGCGAAGGTCGCCGTGAAGAAGCGATTGAATACCGCGACGCGCACCGCGCTGAGCTGGCTATGGCCCCGATGGCAGGCCAGTATCGACAGGTGGTCGGCCGCATCAACGCAGACATCCGCCGCACCCAAGAGCGCAACGACCTGACAGCGGAAGAAAAGCGCATACGTCTGGACATGCTGGACAAGGCCAAGCAAGACAGAGCCAATGCCTTTATTCGCCAGTCCCGCCTCGTGGAGGAGAGGGTGGCGGGCGGTAAAACATAACGCCGATCGCCCCACCGTAGATGCCCGGCTCCGCCCGGGCGTTCAAGACAC